AGGTTACATTAAAAGACTTGCACAGGACATCGAGAAGATTAAAGACAAGAAAGGTCGTCTTGATGAATTCTTTGCTTATCGTGCTTTCAAAGAATGCGATGGTAAGCAGGTGGAATTGCTTCACAAACAACAGGAAATTATGGAGCAGTTAATTGCGGTAATGGAAGAAAGATTCAAGTATGAATTGGAACTCCATCCACAGTTTGAAGAAGAAGCCGAAAAAAGGGTTGACGACGCAGACGATTGCGACGACAGTGAGGAAACTACTGAAGAATAATTGACACGAATATCAAACGTGTGTTATAATGTTTCTTGAGGTGATTGAGATGGTGAGTGATGAAAGAAAACAGGCTATGAAGAAATACAGACAAGCCAATGCGGACAAAATCCGTGAACAAAGACATCAATACTATCTTGAGCACCAAGAAGAAATTAAACAGAAATCGAAGCAGTATTATCTTGAAAATAAGGACAAGATGGATACTGCTTCCCGAATTAGAGGAAGAGAATGGCGAAGACAGGAACGCAGGGCAGTGATAGAAGCCTATGGCGGAAAATGTGAGATTTGTGGTGAGAGTTTCTACCCATTTCTTACAATCGACCATTCTTTTAAAGATGGAGCACAGAAAAGGGCTGAATTTGGTCGCAAGGATAGTTGTGCAAGAACAATCCACGACCTTGTGAAGCGTGGCTTCCCGAAAAATGAGGGAATCCGAATTTTGTGTTTTAATTGTAATTGCTCTCGTCTGTCAGACGAAGAGTTAAATAGACATTATGCACCGAAGAGTGCAAAGGAGTAAAATTATGGCAAGTAATGTCGAAACTATGATGTATGTCGGAGAAACTCCGTGGCACGGTCTTGGAACAAAGGTCGATGAAGCACCCGATTCAGCAACTGCTATCAAGATGGCAGGCTTGGATTGGCAGGTAACACAGGAGAATGTCCGTGTTGGTAGAAGTGTGGTAGATGGTTATAAAGCCAATGTCCGCTCTTCAGATCACAAAGTATTGGGTATCACTTCTGACAAATACGAAATAGTGCAGAATGCAGATGCTTTTGCCTTTACAGACGCAATGATCGGAGCAGGTTGCAAATACGAAACTGCAGGATCTTTGAAAGAGGGCAAGATCGTTTGGCTTTTGGCTCTGACCGATCAGAGAAAAATCTTGGGTGATGATATTAAGCAGTATCTCACATTCGTTAATGGCTTCGACGGAAAGACACCTGTTAAGGTATTCGACACTTCAACTCGTGTAGTTTGCTCTAACACATTGCAGTTGGCTCTCTCGGGAGCAAAACGTGTTTGGTCTTTTGAACATTCGACAGGTGTGCAGGACAGACTTCGTGAATTCCAAATCACAATGACAAATGCTCGCAACTATATGGACAATTTGGAGAAGTTTGCTGAAGAACTTCATAAAAAGACCATCAACAAGAAGCAGTTGGAAGAAATTCTGACACAGGTTTATGGCGACGAAGACGAATTTGCCGATCAGAAAATGAAGCAGGAGCGAATTCTTCGCCTTAAAAAGCGTGTTATTGATGTTTACAATGACACTGACGATCTGCAGAATCATCGTGGCAATGCTTGGGGTCTTTACAACGCTTTCGCAGATGTTGCAGGGCACGGAACTCCAACCAATAATAAGGGAGCAGTCCGAGAACGCAGATTCCTGTCATACATTGACGGAAACAAACTCTTGGCTTCAGCACAGAAAGCAATCTTGATGGTTGCATAAATTATACAGGGGATACTTGACAAAATGGTATCCCCTGTGTTATAATAAAAGTATCGGGCACGAAGTGGCTCAAGGAGATACTAATGAAAAACGCTTATCAGAGAAAGGGCAAATTTGGGATTGAATTTTTGATTCCGACCAAATACCTGCCTATCCTTCAGAAAAAGGAAACCGAGAAAGCCATCTGTTGTGGTGAGTACACAGGTTTCTACTACAAAGACGGAAATCCGCAAATTCAAATCTTTGGTTTCGTTCCGAAATCACAAATCGTTAACATTAATGGTGAGCAGTGCGTACCTGCTTGGATTCTCGACAAAATGGGTGTTACAGATATGCAGTACACTCGTTGGATCAATTCAGATTATGCTCATAGAGAGTGGGAAATTAAGGAGGTGTAATATGAGCAAGGCATACGAAGCAGTATTTAGATTATCAAATGGACAGATCGCTCGAAAATTGGTCTGTGCAGGCAATCAGTTGGCAGTCAGAAAGGAAATTCGCAGACTGTTCCCAAAAGCAACATTTCTCGGATGCAGAGAATTATAGGAGTGTGATATGACAGTAGCAGAAGCATTACAGGTCGCAATCGACAATGCAACAAATCCAAAGATTAAGGCTGTTTACCGCAAGTGGTACAACAGAATGACTATCAAGCAGGCTAGCGTTGTAATGACTAAAAAGGAAGAGCAGGCTTGGCTTAAGAAGCACGTAGGGGGTGCAAAATGACGACAGAGCAGATTTGTACAAAGTGCGGACAGATTTTCCTGCGATCACTCTATCACCCACAGATTACAGTATGTCCTAGTTGTAAAGAGGGCAAGGGTCGAAAGCATTGCATTTATTGTGCTCGTTCACATAAAAAAGAGGGTGACCTCTACTGCGACAAGCACAACAAGATTGTTACTAGTTGTTTGAGTTGTGATGATTTCATACCCGATTTCTTTACCGAAGCACAGAAAAAGGAAATCGCTTCTACGCTCGAAATGATCGGGGGTAAAAGATGGATATAGTACAGGAGATTGAGCAGGGTCTTGGAAAAGACCGCCTGCAGAAACTCAAACGCAATGAGGACAACTATCAGATCTTTTGGCTCGGTGTCTTGGAACACCGACATTCTGTAGACAAAAATAGAGATCCGATCCCTTATCTGATTTCCTGCGGATACGGAGCAATAGCCAATGCACGTCTTATGGAAAACACACGACAGAAGATAAGGGTCTGTGACAGATGTGGCAGAGAGTATTCTTATCGATACAGTTACTGCCCACATTGTCACGAAGAGAGCAGGACAGAGCCACGCATTTTTTCTACTAGTCTGAATGATGGCTCTGAATGGGAATTTGAGAGTAGGAGTGGAGAGGACAGTTTGATCCTTGATATGGATCTTGTCCGCTTCGTGAATTCCCTGCACGGAAATGAGCAGTATATTGCTAGACGTTGGCTCTTGGACAGGGCTGACCTCAAGTATGACAATCACTGCAAGCAGATCGCTCTAGAATTGGGTTGTTCCGCTCCTTATGTGGCTCGGGTCAAGAAATCAATCCGCAACAAATGGAAGTTAACGCAGTAACTTCTTTTGTATACATAAAATAAATAGGCTCGAAGTAGCCTAGAGGAGATTAAAATGAAAGTAGATGTACTTTTGGACTTGTCCTTTGGCAGTAGTGCGAAAGGTCACGTAATTGAAGACTTGCTGAAACATCGCAAGTACACTGCTAGTATCCGTACAGGAGCAACGAATGCAGGACACTCTCTTTCTTACAAAGGAAAGATGTACAGTGTACAGACAATTCCTTGTGCTTGGGTCGATCCTAGTGTGAAGTTGTTTCTTGGAGCAGGGTGCTTCATTGAGAAGAAACTCTTAGAAAAAGAGATCGCAATGATAAACGATGCTATGCCCGAACAGGACATCAGAGATAGGCTCTTTATCGATTACAGGGCAACTATCCTTGAAGACCAAGACATACAGGCAGAAAATGATGGGGTGGGAATGAATAAGGAAATGGGATCTACTGCACACGGTTGTGGTGCTATCCTTATTCGCAAACTGTGGAGAGGTCACAATCACGAAGTGTCACACAGAATGGCTGACGAAGCCGAATACGCTGAAAAGATGGGCTTGAAAGTGGTTGACACTATCAAAATGCTCAATGAGGGTGATGAAACAGTGCTCCTTGAGGGAACACAGGGAACTATGCTCTCAATTCACACCACACCTTACTATCCATATTGTACTACTCGTGAATGCACTGCAAGTGGTTACCTGTCAGAATGCGGTTTCTCTCCTTTTGATGTACGTGATGTCATTGGAGTTATCCGTTCATTCCCAATTCGTGTACACGGAAATTCGGGTGCGACAAGCGGTAAGGAACTTACTTGGGAAGAGATCTCAATGATTTGCGGTCGTGAAGTTACTCCCGAGAAGACCACAGTTACAAAACTCGTACGTCGTATCTTCACATTCGGTGATGAAGATTACATTCACGCAATCCGCATTAACAAGCCGACAAAACTTGCTCTTTCTTTTGCAGATTATCTTGCTCCCGACATCTTGGACAAGACTGATATGGCTGATATCGATCCGATGTCACGTGATATCCTGCAGAATTTTATCGACAAATTGGAAACAGATGGCAAAGCCCCTGTTTTTTGGGTAGGCACATCACCTACAAAAGCCATTATCCGCAATATGGGGGTGTAATATGTGGGGAGATTTTGCAGATTCATCAAGTGGTGTAACCTCTAATCTCGGCTATGTCGAAGAGGGAAACGTTAAGAAATTCAAATTCACCACACAGGCACAGAGAGTCAGATTCCTTACTGAAGATGTCGACGTTGAACAGATTATGTCTGAACAGAAAATGACACGTGAGGAAGCAGTAGATTACATCAACCGCACGATCGGTCGTGAAAAATGGCTTGCCCCGAAATCGTTTTGGGAGCATTCAGTTAAGTCTATTCCAAATCAGCGTTTCTTCAGCACAATTGCCTGTGTTGGCAAGACAGGGTGTTTGTGTTGTGCTGAAAATGAAGTGGCACGTGAAAAGGGAGTTACCGAAAACAAAATGCTTCCTTATCCTGTCCGCAAACGCTTCATTTGTCCTGCTTATGTTTATGACCTTAAGATGGTCTTGTACGTAGTAGGAGCAGAAGACTTCTTCAGCAGTATAGCAAAGTACATTGAGAAGAATGGATCTGATATCGATTTCGAACTCTCTAAAGAGGGCAAGGGATTTGATACCACCTATAGTGCATTCTTCTTGGGTAAGGCAACAGAGAAATTGCCGAAATTGGAAGTGCTTGCCCCTGCAGACTTGGATCTTTTCTGTGGAGAAGAGGAAGCACGTCGCAGAATGACAGGTGGAACATCTAAGCCTAAATCTCCTGTTCACGGAGAAGAGCCGAAATCCTTTGACGATATGGAAAAGGTAACCACCGACGAGAAGCCATCTGAAGACGTGGAATTCAAAATGCCATTTGGTACGCATAAGGGTAAGACCTTTGCAGAGATTGAGCAGATCGATGGTCGTGACTACATTAAATTCCTGTCGGAAAACAGTGTAGGCACAGTGCAGATTGAAGCAGAGAAATATCTCAAGAAATAGGAGGATTGGGGATCGAAAGATCCCCTTTTGTGTATATGGAAACTAAAATCGATATAGCAGGCATTTATGCTCAAGTCAAAAAAGATGTCGGCATTGAAGATCCTGCTCCTATTTCCTATGTTATCCCAACAGGCTCTATCGCTCTCGATAGGGCTTTAAAGATAGGTGGATATCCTGCAGGTCGTGTAACTGAAATCTACGGAGCAGAGCACGGTGGTAAATCTACTCTTGCGATGTCGGCTTGTGTGCAGGCACAGAAGATGGGTCTTCCTTTTGGCTACATAGACAATGAAAATTCTCTTGACTATGAGTATTTCAAAACTATGGGTATTAAGGGAGAAGCCAATAAAGATTGGATACACCTTACTCCCGACACAGGAGAGGGAACTTGGAGAGCATTGGAAATGCTCGTGGACAGGGGTATCAAATTGATTATTGTGGACAGTGTATCGGCTATGACACCCGAAGCAGAATTGAAAGGTGATTTTGGTGAAGCACAGATGGGATTGCAGGCTCGTATGATGTCGCAAGGCTTCAGAAAGACCATTTCCAAGATCGCTCAACAGGAAGTAGTAGTAATATTCATCAATCAGATCCGAATGAAGATTGGTGTGATGTTTGGAAGCCCCGAAACCACGACAGGCGGACAGGCTCTTAAATTCTATGCTTCTATTCGTCTTGACGTAAGACAGGTTGGCGACCCAATAGAAGAGGGTGGCGAGCAGGTTGGTAAATATAGCAAGGTCAAAGTGGTAAAGAACAAGTGTGCAGTACCTAATGGGATTGCTCTTGTTCCGATCATTTGGGGTAAGGGAGTAGATAGGGCTTCCGAAATTCTCGATGAAATGCTTGCTAAAGGTGTAATTACCAAGAGTAGTAGTTACTTCACCTATAAAGATGTAAAACTCAATGGAAGAGCCAATATGGTAGCCTATGTTGATGGTGCTATGGAAGAATTTGAGAAATATTTGGAGAAGAAAAATGGAAAAGATGGATCTAAAGAAAAGTAGATCTCTGATGTATGTCAGAAGATTGAACTATGAAAGATGTAACCGATATGAAAATGTAGCAGAGCATTCATTCTATGTTGGTCTTATGGCTTATCAGTTAGCCTGCAGTATAGGTCTTGATGAAGCCGAAGCCCGATACTGCTTGAAGATGGGTCTTATGCACGATCTCCCCGAAGCAGTGACAGGTGATATACCATTCCTCACTCGTCGTGCTATGGGCAAGGTGGCTTGTGCAGGTATAGACGAACTTGGAGCACAGGAAATGGGTGTTAATCTCGGAACAGACCGACAGACATTGGAAATCGTGCAGATTGCTGACGCTTTGGAATTTGCTTTGTATCTGAAAGAAGAAATGCATTCGGGTAATTACAATTTGCAGGACATCTATGCAGAAACACTTGGCAGACTTGTACCTTATCTTGAGGGTTACTCGAAATACATCTGTGGTATACTACAAATGGACAGTGATACGATTATCAAGAAGTCTAAGGAGTTACCAAATGCAATTAAGCACTGACAATGTAATGGATCTTTCCCTTGATGAAATCCGTGACATTTGTTTTGGATCGATACCGACACACGAAAAGTCGTTGACTATCGATCCACAGGAATATGTCACATTGTTGGGTCAGTATCCTGCTCTGTATCAGTATTTCTCTGAAATCTATGTCTATCTTATTGCTCGTACTCGGGCTTTCTCGGAAGCCAAGAATACAGTGGGTAAGATCAAGGCTATGGATCGCAGAGATTGTTTGGAGCAGATACTGAAAGTTATCAAATTTGAATATGATGGTCTTAGTAGAAAGACTACTGTATTAAGTTTGGAGGGTGTAGATGGCTAGTAGGGTAAAGAGAACTCGGGGCAGTATTAAGAAGAGTAACGAACGTTACTTCTTTGGGGTATTGGTTTCCCTGTGTAATCAGAAGTTGAGCACTCGTATTGGGTATGCTTTTGACATTATCTTTAAGAGGTATAAATATGAAAAGGGCAATTGATGTGGTGATTGACATTCACACCAAAGACGAAATTGAACGTCTGAAAAAGGATATTCGGCAGAAATGTGAGCAGATTTCACAGTTGTACGCAGATAGAGATATCTACTACAAAGAGCCACAATTCTTTCGAAAAGAGGGAAAGAAACTTATTCCTATTGAATGATTGCAGGGCAGGGTAAATCACCCTGCCTTTTGTGTATACAAAAAGATATGACAGTAGAATGTGAAGAACTTATTAAAACATTGGGGTTTGAGCAGACTGAATTTAAAACAGTTGAATATATGCTCACTCGGGCTTCTCCTATGCGGATTGTGCAGGCGGTGAAGCGTTATAGTAAAGGACAGAAACACAATGCAGAATGGTATCTACCTCTCTTTAAGAATGGCTATATTAAGTCAGATTATGCATTTGACTGTTCCTTTGATGAAGATTTTTGGAAAGCCTATCAGATTTTTGATAGCGTGTGTGAAATACACACGTTTGACTTGTCTTACATAGACGCTATGAGAGTTTCTATTTCTAGAATAAGGAAAGCCCTGCGGACAAGTCGGGTAATGAATGTGCATTATGTCTTCAAGGTGTGGCAGGACACACAGGAAGATAAAATAATAAACAATGCTGACAAGATTCAGCAAGTGTTTAAATCAAACGTTGCAAAGGTGGTGGATTTATGATTAGACCAAAAGGAACTGCAGAATTGGAAGAAAGGACAGGCAAGAACGCAGAGGATTTCTTAGACGATCCATTTGATTTTATTGAAGACTTCGAAGAAGACGAAGATCCCGAAGACGACAGCGAGGAATTTGAATGAAAGACTTTCTTGAATACCTGCAGGAGCAGGGGATTGTCCTCACTGAAAGAGGAAATCGGTGGTGGGCTTCCTGCCCATTTCACCCCGACAGTAATCCGTCGTTTACAGTTTCTCGCAAGGACAATGGTTATGTATGGTACTGTTATTCTTGTAAGAGAGGTGGCGGTGCGGTAGATTTTATTTCAGAGTTTAAGCAGATTCCGAAATTTGAAGCCCGAAGAGTGTGGGCAGATTTGTGTGGTATCAAACTCAACACGGAGCGTGAAGCCATTACAAAACTGTTTGACGATCTTCCTTATCATCAATATCTTAAGGATAGGGGCATTACAGAGGAAACTGCAAAACGCTTCCACGTAGGATATGTATCAGATTTCGGAGATTGGATTTCTAAAGCAGGACTTGATCGTGCACAGGCTAGAGATTTGGGAATCTTGGAATGTGACAATTCTATCGTATATCCATTCTATGATGAAGAGGGTGTCTATAAGATGGCATTCCGACCTATCGACCATAAGGAATATAAGACTTCTTCAGAGAATTCGAAATTCTTCCGTCGTGGAATGTGGGGTTGGCAGACTGTAAGACGCAAAGACGAACTTTACATCTTTGAGGGATATCACGACGCAATGGTGGCAGTGCAGGCAGGCTATAATGCTATCTGTGCCTGCGGTACGGAAATTCACGAAGATGGTTGGGCAGAAATAGAGCAGTTTAAAATACAGAAGATTATTGTTTGTCCCGACGGAGATCTTGGTGGACAGGGTTGGTTGGACAGAATTGTACGCAAAGCCCCACAAGATCTGTCATTAGAAGTCATAGCCTTGAAGAGTGGTGATCCCGATGATTGTATTCTTGCAGGGCAGTTTGATAAGCAGAAACGTTGGAATCCTTTTGAATGGTATCTTACTGCGAAATATGGCTCGGTGGCTGACCTCGCAGGAAAGTGCTCAATGCTTAAGGAGAGTGCAGACGTTTTCAGCCGAATGTCGGCTACTGATAAGGCTCTTGCTCGGGATTGGTACGCAAAGACCTATGGAAGCGATGAAGCCTTAATCAATTTGAAGATTGATGAAAGACACGATATCAATGCAGAGCGGATAGTTATTGCAAATGCATTGTGCTCGAATAACGCAAAGTTGGATTGTGTTAGAGAACTCCGTGCCGAATATTTCACAGGAGAATTCTTTCAGTCCATCTTCCAATATATAGCATCGCACGAAGAGGTGTCGATACAGATTATACTTACTCTGTTCCACATAGATTTTTCAGACAGTGTGGACTTGGTGAATTATTCAAAGTTTATAGAGATTGTCCGCAAGAACGGAGAATCAAATGTGGTTACAAGACTTCTCAAGACTGCAGATCCTACCAACATTCCGAAATTGGTGGAAGATCTGTTCAAGGTGTCAGACAATATAGAAGTTAAGAATGGTGAGGATATAGTCCGCTCCACTATGAAAGCAATTAATAATCGTGTTAACAATCCCGATGTACAGGGAGTGGAGATTAAGGAATTCCCGATACTCAATCATACACTTTTGGGTTGGAATCCTAACAAGTTGGTGCTCCTGTCGGGAAATTCGGGTCACGGAAAGACTACAGTAGCCTGCAATTTCATCAACAATCTTGTAGATGAGTATAGGTGTTTATTCTTCTCGCTCGAAATGACAGAAGAAGAGATAATGGAGAAGATTATCACTATGAGAAGTGGAGTGCCATCGGCTAAGATTGCTACAGGATCTTTGGAGCAGTTTGAATACGATAAGGTGGTGGAAGCGTCTTCTTCTCTTATGCACGGAAACTTGCAGATTATTACAGGCGACAGGGATCTGTATAAGATAGTGGCAGTGGCTAAGGCTCTGATTTTGCGACGTAAGATCCGCTTCATTTTTATAGATTACATACAGTTGATTACAATGAAATCTAGAATGGACAGATGGGAACAGTTAGCAGAAATTACAAAGACCCTTAAGAATCAGTTGTGTCCGCTTGGGGTTACAGTCATAGGTCTTTCACAGTTGAAACGATCAGCCCTGCAATCTGACGTACCCGACGCAAATGAGCAGGCAGGAGCATATGCTATGGTGGCTGACGCTGACGTTGCTATAGCAGTAAGGAAGCAAGATCCCGAAGAGAATGATGGATCTAATTTCCTCATTAACGTTTCTAAAAACCGATTTGGTTGGGATCAAGTACAGATACCGTGTGACTTTGACCGCACAGTACAGGTGATTAAAGAGATTAATGCTCAATAATTGCTTGTATACTTAACAATTAGAGGTGAAATATGGATAAGATAACATTTATTAATGAAACATCGGAATTGGCTGAAAAGTTTGCTTTTCTGTTCGAGCGTTTTACAGAAGACAGACCGCAGTATTTCGGTAAGACTGACGCACAAGAGCCTATTTGTATAGGCAGTATCTCCGCTTCTATACAAGGTGGAGAATTGGCAACATTGGAAGTTTCTGTCGGATCTAGCGATTCTTCTCGTAAGATCGTACTCCGTAAATATCCTAGTTCTGACGACGAATGGAGCATTGAAGACAAATGAAAATTTTTATCGTAGGATACCCACTTTCGGGTAAATCAACAATTGGCAAGGAACTTGCAAAGAAACTCAAGTGTCCATATTTGGGTACAGGGGCTTATGCTCGTTCTTTGGGTATGACATTGGAAGCGTCAATCAAGGAAAAGGACTTCTCCGAAGATTTTAATGACGCTATTGAAGCCAAAGTATGGGAAACACTGCAGAACAGGGATTGCGTTATTGACGGATACCCACGTTCTGTGGAACAGATTACCAAGATCCTACCACTACAGGACAAGCGTGTAATCTACTGTTGGGCAAATCCTGTAGTAATTGCAGACCGCTTAAAGAAGAGAGCGTTAATAGATGGCAGACAGGAAGACACTGATGAAATAGTTGCTTCTCGTGTCCGTGCTTCTATTGCTCTGAAAAAGGAACTTGAGCAGTATCTTCCTCTTGAGGCACTCGACACAGGTAACAAATACGACGTAGACCAATTTTGGAGAACAATATGAGAAAGTTAATCGGTAAAATAATAGAGTGGTTTCTTGATTATCCACATACAGTAAAATTTACAAATGACGGATTGGGTCAGAAACCCGACCATAAATATGCAGGTGACGCAGGGTATGACCTTTATTGCTCTCGCACTACGAAGATTGCTCCCCATTCGAATATCAATGTTCCTAGTGGGGTTTGCATTCAGTCAGACGACCGATTGTGGTTTGAACTTATGCCACGATCTTCTACTATGAGGAAAAAGGGTCTGCACGTTATCGAAGCAGTAATTGATAACGATTACACAGGTGAGATGTTTGCTTGTGTTTACAATCCATCTGACGAAGAGAAGATTGTAGAAAAGGGAGATCGCATTGTGCAGATTGTTCCTCATAGACTTATTCGTTGTAAATTCAAGTATGTTGAAAAACTTGGCAATCGTGATCGTGGTAATAATGGCTTCGGGAGTACAGGCAAATGACAAATCTCCACTTACATACAGAATACTCAATGCTTGATGGGCTGATAAAGCCCAAAGAACTTATGAAGAAACTCAAGGAGATGGGTCATACTGCTTGTGCTATTACTGATCACGGAAGCGTGGCAGGAGTGGTAGAATTTTGGAAAGAAGCCCGAAATGCAGGCATAAAGCCGATCTTAGGGAGTGAATTTTATCACGAAAGAGGTGGGCAGGAGAATTATCACTTGATAATGCTTGCCCGAAATCTTGAGGGTTATAAGAATTTAATTACTCTCAACAATCTTGCACAACATAATATCTACAGGAAGCCCCGAATTTCCGACGCTATGATAAAGGAGCACGGAAAGGGGCTTATCTGTTTAACAGGGTGCATACAAGGTTATTTTTCACAGTCTATTCTCAAGGGTGATCCCGATTGGGCTTGGGTGAATTCAATGGAACTTTGGTGTGACAAGGTATATCTCGAAGTACAGAATCACGGAATCCCCGAAGAAGAGCAGATCTTGAAGACCTGTGTGGACAGTGGTAGACCTTGTGTGGCTACTACTGATAGCCATTACTTGAATGCTGATGATGAATATGCACACGAAGTGGCTCTTGCTATTTCTATGAATAAGAAAGTTGGAGAATACAAATTCAATGGCTCGGGTTATCACGTATTGTCGGACAAGGAATTAGCCGATCGCTTTTCTAAGGAACTCTTAGATATGTCAGATATTATAGCGTCGGAGATAGAAGAATATGACATCTCTCACGACAGTTGGCAACTGCCGAAATCTGATGTAGACAGGGAGCAGGAAATCTTGGAACTTCAGAGCAGATTGGATATGTATCTGTGGGATCATCACATCAAGAATGAGGAGCAGTATAGGGATCGTCTAGAATATGAATTCAAAGTTATCTATGACAACGGTTTCTTGCCTTACTTTAAAGCAGTAGGCAAGATTTGTGCATTTGTAGACAATGACTTGAAAAGCCTTAGGGGTTGGGGTCGTGGCTCGGCAGGCGGATCGCTTGTTGCTATGCTCTATGGAATCACTAAGGTCGATCCTATTCGTTGGGGTCTTTATTTTGAACGCTTCTTGAATCCCGACCGAATTTCTCCACCCGATATTGATTTGGACTTTAAGCCCGAAGACCGACCGAAAGTATTGGAATTTATGAGAAAGGAATTTGGTGATGTCTATCAGATTGGAACTTATACGACATTAGGCTCGAAAGATGTAATCAAAAATGTTTCTCGTGCTACAGGCATTCAGACATCTTTGATGGATTTCGTGCCTGCAGAAGCCCCTGTGCCTACTATAGCCGAACTTGACACTCGTGACAGTTTCCACAAGCAGGTAGTGAAAGAGGGGAATGAGGATTTCGTTAAGATCTGTAAAACCCTAGAGGGTCTTCCAAAATCTATGTCGGCTCACGCAAGTGGTGTAGTAATAGACCAATGGGGAGAAGTTGCTACTCGTATTTCCAAGAGTGGTGCTTCAGCCAATGTGCCTGTGTGTGCATTTGATATGTACGCATTAGACGATCTGAAACTCGTGAAGTATGACATCTTGGGAGTAAATCAGTTGTCTATCATTGATGAAACCTGTAAAAAGGTTGGTATTAAGATAGAGGACATTCCACTTGACGATCAGAAGACATATGACAGTTTCAATGCAGGCAACACTCTAGGGTCGTTCCAATTCGAAACCCATTCCTATACAAGGCTTATTCAGAAACTTCACCCCGACAATTTTGAAGAGTTGATCGGATTGAATGCTATCGGTAGACCTGCCTGTTTGGAAAGTGGAATGACAGACCAATATATTGCTCGCAAGTGGGGAGAGGAAAAGGCAGATCCTGTACACCCGAAATTGCCGAATATGGCATACTATAATCTACCACTCTTCCAAGAGAATATGATGCAGATCTCCCGAGATTTCAGTGGTTTTACTATGTCACAGGCTGACACTCTCCGCAAGGGTATCGGCAAGAAGAAGAAAGAAATTCTTGATGAACTTCACCCGAAATTCGTGCAGGGAGCAATAGAGCATAGTGGAGTTACAGAGCAGGAAGCCGAAGATGTGTGGGCAATCATAGAAAAAGCAGGTCGCTATTCTTGGAACTTGTCACACGCAGTATGCTATACACTGATTTCCTATTGGACAATGTATCTTTTGGCTAATTATCCTGTTGAATACTTTGCTGAACTCTTAAATGGGGCAGATAATGTGGGTGATACTGCTATGCGAAGACGAATTTTGCTCACAGAGTGTCGCAGGCGAGGAATTCCTGTTGAATATCCCGATATTAATGTCAGTGAGAACAAATATCTTGCTAAAGATGGCAGGATTTTGCTCGGTCTGAATGGTATCAAGTTTGTGTCTGACACGATCATACAGGCAATCAAGGAAGAGCGAGCAAAGAAGCCATTTGAGAATGCTGATGATTTCTATAACAGGCTTCCGCACAAGATTTGCAACAAGAGAACAGTTGAATATCTCAAGATGGCAGGAGCGTTTAAGGAATATAAGCCTACTCGTTCTGATGAAATTGAGAGTGTGGGTTATTCGATTTCGGGTCGTATTATCGACCAATCTTTCCGCAAGTACATTAAGGAAGCAGGAGAGGTAATTGAAATTCGTGAAACCACCACTAAGAAAGGTGACCCAATGGCATTTGTAACAGTGGATTTCCACGACGAGATTCGGTCTGTGGTTGTCTTCCCAAGACAGTTGGCTGAATACAAAGATGTGTTGAAAAAGGGGAATGCTTTCGGCTTCTATTGTGATGGTGATGTCCTGCAGAAGATCTTCCCAATTGAGCAGTTTGAGGGATTTGTAGTGGAGATCTTCGACGACAAAGTAGATGAATTCCTTACTTTCTGTCCGAAATGTAATGGCTCACCCAACATCTATTGTGGAGATTGGGCAGTATCTACAGTAAATTTGGATCTCAAGATGTTTGAGTTTATCGAAAAAGAATTTGGTGTCGCTAGAGTGCGACAGAGGAGATAGATATGAAACCTATGGAAGCATATCGCAGAATTAAGGCAGGCGAAAAGGTAGAGGGCTATGACCTTAGGGGTAATGTCCTCAATGACGGAAAACACTTTTGGCAGATACAGACTGATGGGTATCGGGTGCAGGTGCGTGAAGTGCCCGATCCCGATACTCTTCCATATATAGAGCACAGGAAGAAAGAGGAATATCCGCTCCGATTTAAGCGTATCTGTGAAAGATGTGGTGGAGAATTTGTTCTTACTAAATACAGTGCTCAAAGAACTATGTGTACACCCTGTGAAAGACAGTGGCGACAGGATATGGGAATCGACAGAGAGAAAATCTGCATTCGATGTGGCAAGAATTTCTTCATTTCGAAATATCGACCATACAGTGATCCTCAGCATTGTCCGAAGTGTGCGAACATTTTGAGAGTGCAGGCAGGACATAAAAAGAAAGCAGAAGCCCAAAAAATGGGTCTTCCTTTGCAAGGAGAGGGTCTTCCTTGCACTCAAGAGGGGTCAGACGCACTCTAGCCTTCCCGAGCAGGCAAGTGCAAGGAAAATACTCTCCTTTGCGAGAGAAAGGGTATTAATCGAAGAGCATTTTACGTATACTAGAGAGTAGAGGTGTTATATGACTTTAAATTTACCACAGTTAATTTACGATCAAATGTTGGCTTCCGACGAGAAGCACGAATGGAAACAACATTGGTATCCGAGCGGTATCAGTGCTGAATGTACAAATGAAAAGGGAGAACAGGAGCACGTTGGCAAATGTAAACGAGCCTTGTTCTTTGATCTTACTCACACAGAGAAGACAAATCCTATGGATGCTCCTGCTCTGTTCAAGTGTAATGTAGGTGATCTCATTCACGATTATTTGGACAAGTTGCTTACTACACAGTTGGTGAAAGAGGGTTATGAACTTCAGAACATTGATGGATCTGAAATTCCTATTGTTTGGAAGCCCGATGGATTGGATTTTGAATTCAGCGGTCGTATGGACTATCTTTTCAAAAGACCCGATGGCAAATATGTCGCAGTTGAATGGAAGTCTACTTATGGTCGTGGCTTCGATATGATAAAGAAAAATGGAGCAAAGGTTGAGAATCTCCTGCAGTGTTGTTGTTATCTCAATCAAGACATTTATCCGCTCGAAGAGATCTTGCTCTTGTATGCAGGTCGTGACAATGGTTATATCATCGGGTTTGCAGTCAGCAAATGCGAGCAGGGTCTGAAACTTGAACGTATGGGAACTGATGAAGTTACATTCTGTCCTATCAAGTTTGAAGACATCATCAAATCTTGTCAGATCGTAGAGAAATGTGTTAAGGAAGAGATTCTTCCGAAACGTGACTATGATGAGAAGAATTGGCAGTGCTCTTACTGTTCATACCACGATTACTGTAACAAATTGGACAGTGAGGAACAAAATGACGTTAAGTGAGTTTTGTAATAAATATCAAGGTCAGAAAGTTGATTTTGACGGAGTATGTGGAGCACAGTGTGTTGACTTATTCCGTCAATACAACAAAGATGTTTGGGGAAATCCTCGTTTAGAGGGTCTTGGTGAAGATGGTGGAGCGAAAGATCTTTGGCTTAAGTATGACAAAATGCCACTTACAAAGAAGTATCTCCGCAAGTTGCCAAAGACTATGATTTGTGGAGATGTCGTTGTTTTCGGGGCAACATCTGCCAATAAGTATGGTCACGTGGCTATTTTCCTTATTCAGCAGGGTGATAATATGCTCGTATTTGAGCAGAATGGTTACACTAAAGACGGAGCGAAGTACGTTTGGCGATCCACACAGGGAATGCTTGGTGCGTTGAGGAAGCGATAATGGCTAATACTGTTGAATACAAGAAATTCAAGAAGCAGGTACTTGTCAATGCACAGTGGGAATGTGAGATTTGTCACGTGAGTGAGGATCTCACTGTTCACCATATGCTCAAGCAGTCTACATTTCCCGATTTCAAATTAGATCCTATAAATGGTGTATGTTTGTGTGGCAAATGTCATTCTAAGATTGAGCAGATGTGGAGAGATAAAGAAGATTTCTACGATCTGTTGAGTAATAGATTGGACAAGGCACACAAGCATTTTGGTGTTACTTGGAAAGACTTGGGGGTTGATCGTGAAGAAGATTATTAAGTGGATTTGGCAATTTCCACAGAATTTGGCAGGTTTCCTGCTCACACGCAAGTATTATATGAAATCAAGCAGGAAGACACTTGATGGTCGTGTAACAGTCTACTTCAAGCCATTTTTCCGTAGTGGTGTGTCGCTCGGAGATTACATCATTCTTGATAAATGGTATGTGGGCAGAGATTGTGTAAATACGATCTGTCACGAACACGGACATCAAAAGCAGTCTTTGATCTTGGGTTGGCTTTATCTTCCTTTGGTGGGGCTTCCATCAATTTTGGGTAATGTTTGGGATCGTCTGTTTCATAAGAAATGGACTAGTCAGCGTCGGGAGAAGTGGTATTATAGCCGATATCCCGAGAGATGGGCTGATGTGCTCGGGGGTGTGATTCGTGACTAGGCAGGATTTATGTGATCTCGGCTATGAAGATGTAGTAGTCTTTGAAAGTGAGGACTATGATGGTTGTATTGTTGGAGTTACCACTAGTAACGAAGCAGTCTATTCCAAGCCTAAAATGATAGAATGGTATATGGAGAAGAATCACTGTTCTGAAGAGGAAGCAAGGGAATGGATTGAGTACAATACAGAGGGATCAATCGGATTTGAGGGTAGTCCAATCATTTTAGAGATTGACGAATTCTCAAAGACGTGATAAAATAAAAATAGGAGGATCGCTTATGTGGAAGAAGATTAAAGCATTCTTCTCTAACAAGATTGTTAGAATAGTGTCTTGGATACTGCTTGCCATTTGTGTTGCTTCGCTTATTATTGGCGGTGCAACCAAAGCCGAGATTGATAGTGGAATCACTCTCATCATTGGAATCATTAGTGCAGTTGCATTGTTCATAACATTCTTGAGCGAAAGAATGAAAGAATGAGAGTAATGGGGGTAGATCCGTCTACCGCAAAACCATTAGGAATTGCTCTTATAACTGAAAGGCTCACTGTTGAACACAGTGGGCTTTTTGCGTTGGAAGAAGTTTATGATCTTATGAAAGAATGGAAGCCCGATTTAGTGATGGTAGAGGATCAGTATTTGTCTTTTAATTACAATACCGCAAAGAAATTGGCTTGGTGTGCAGGCAAGATTATGGGGATTTCTCTTATAGCAGGAATTCCCTGTGAGGTTATGAACGTTGCACATTGGAAGAAGATTATGGATTGCAGACCGCAGGACAAGAAAGACAAGACTGCTCATATTCGCAGGTGTACACAGATCTTCGGAGAAGAATTTAAAGACGACGTGGCATCCGCTATTCTAATTGCTACTGCTTACTTGACAGAAAACAAAATCTGTGATATAATAAAAGTATGAAAGACGTAACCTTACAAGATAAGAAGTACACTCCTCAACAAGTACAAGAATTGGTAGACGCTTATTTTCAGAGAAAGCCATCTAAAGTACGTGATGATGATGGCGACGTTATTAAAGATGTCTACGATATGAAACCTCCAACTTATACAGGACTAATCAGAGAAACCATCGGCAGGTCACGTTGGGAGCAATATAAGAAAGACCCACAGTACAAAGAGATCTTGGAAGACGCTGAAAGCAGAGTAGAAGAATGGCACGAAGCACGTCTTTCTTCTTCGGGTTGTACAGGGTCTATGTTTTGGCTCAAGAATCGTGGAAAGAATTGGCGAGAGGATACAAATTTCGATCCTCGACCATCTGTTGTTGTGGCTATGTCACTAGACAAGGCTGATGAGGAACTTTATAAGAAAAATATGGGGGCATTCTTTGGCACTAAGTCAGAATGAGTTGGCACTTACCAATTCGATAATGCATAAATGGCTTCCTCTTTTCTTTGCAATGTCCTGTCACAGGACACATAGGGGAGTGCCCCTTGATTTCGTTAACAATCCATTTTTAAAGCAGATTTACGCAGACGAAAGCCCCGACGCAGGGGTAATGAAGTCTACGCAGTGTGGTCTTTCGGAGTACATACTTTGCAGAGAGATTGCTCTCGCCTGCAGTGGTAGAAATATCTTCCACGTACTTCCTACTGATCGTCTTATCGGTCGTTTCGTTAGGGAGCGTATGGATAAGACTATTGAGAATACGCAGAAATACCGAGATATCGTAAAGCAGACCAAATCAGCAGACAATATTACAATGAAGCAGTTTGGAGCAGGAACTATTGTTTTTGTAGGATCGAATTCCGAATCTTCATTTGCTGAATTCCCTGCCGACGACGCTATTATAGACGAATTTGACAGGTGCGACCAAAAGAATATACTTATGGTCGACGATCGTCTGTCGGCTTCGCAGTATCGAACTAAGTTTACTATTGCAAACCCTACTATTACAGACTACGGAATCCACAAATTGTGGAAAGAGAGTAAGCAATATGAGTGGTTTGTCAAATGTCCTCACTGTGGGGAATGGGTACACCCGAATTTCTTTGAGCACGTAGTTGAGCAGGTTGATGATAATGTGTGGACATTCCGTGACGCTGAATGGGATAGAAATCTCAAGAGAGATGTATTGGCAATCTGTAAATGTGGAAAACCTCTTGACCTTAGGGCTGATGGTAAGTGGGTAGCACAGAATCCTAGTGCTACTCGATCTTTCTATCACGTGTCTAAGATGTTCTCTACAATGGTTTCTATAGCAGACCTCTGTGAAGCATTTAATAAGGGTCTTGAGAATGATGAAGCAATGGCTCGCTTCTACAATTCCGATCTTGGTCTTCCTTATACTCCTAAGGGAGCGAAATTCACAGATGATACTCTTAATCAGTGTATTTCAGATTACATACTTCCTAACAAATGTGAAAGACCTTGTATTGCAGGGGTCGACGTTGGTACAGTGCTTCACTGTAGAGTTAATGAGATCTTGCCCGACGGAAGTGAGAAAGCAGTTTTCTTTGGAGAGTTACGTGATGTGGAAGAATTGGCTTGGGTTTGTCATAATTTCAATATTGTGGCAGGAGTAATAGACGCAATGCCCGAGCAGAGATTGTCTAAGAGAGTTGCACAGTGGAAAGGTTGGGTACGTTGTTTCTTTCAATCGGCTCGTGCACAGGACAATTTGAATCTGCAAAATATGTCGGTAAGTGTAAACCGAACTGAACTTATAGATAGTGTAAAGGCTAAATTTGATGAGCATAGGTGCTATTTGCCCCGAAATGCACAGACAATTAAGCATTATTATGATCATATGAAAGAATTGACACGTGTTTTCAATGAAGCACGTAATGAATACGATTGGGTAGGCGATGGAGCAGACCATTATTTGTTTGCTGAAGTCTATATGGCAGTAGCAAGAAGAATCTTAGGAAAATTGGAGTAGTATATGATACCATTAGGCGGAATGGAATTGGCGGAATCTCCTGTGACTAGTAATATCGAAAATCGTGAAAATAGACGTGGTATTACTGTCAGAGATCCGTATGCAGTAATGAATAGATGGGCAGTTGATAAGCAGGGTAAAGTGCAGACTGCTCAATACGAAATCCCTCTTTTTACACTTACAGTAGCAGAACGTTTGGCGATGTTTCAAAAGTGTGCTCCTGTTTTTGGTGTAGTAACAGGTCGTATGAATCGTGTAGCAGGTATGGCTTGGAGAGTAGTAAAGCAGAGCAAGGAAGAAGACAGAATTGCTCAATCTCTTAAGGAATTCAGACAGATTTTTAAAGAGAATGATGGACAGAATCCTAAAGAGTTTGGTATTCGGGTACGTTGTTTAAAGGAGATTATGCGTTACCTGCCCGATGTCAAGTTGGATTTATCTAATTTTGATGGTGCTCTCCTGCGATGGTCACGCAGAATTAAGACCGCAAATGAAGACAAATGTACAGAGATTGAAGATTGGCTTCGTCAACCTAATCAAGAGCAGACTTTCGAAGACTTGACAAAGGAGATAGTCTTCGATTTACATATACACGGAAATGCAGTACCTTATAAAGAGGTACAGATGGGTCGAATTGAAAATGTCTACTGTTTGGCAGGTGGTAGCACTGTTCCTGTCACAGGAAAATTTGTTGGTGATCCTGTAGCCTATTTGCAGTTGGCTGACAATTTGCATCCACAGTTATACTACCAAAATGAAGTTGAATATTTGCGATATGCTCCGAATTCGAATGATCCTTATGGTAGTGTACCACTTGAAGCATTGGTTAACAAGGTTGCTGAAAGTCTGATGTTTGATGAACGTTGTGCAGTGATGGCAGACGGATCTAATCAGCCTAGCAAACTTTTGGCTTTCGGTGATAACAGTGTAATGGGTGCTATCGGTGAGAAATTTGATACACCACTTGATAAAGACGAGCAGAAGCGTCTTGAGCAACAAATTAATGAATATCGTAAAGAAGCAGTCCGAATCATCACAGGACACGGTACTCCTGTTGCAGTTGATATCTCTCGTGCAGATACATTCGGTCAGCAGAATGAACGTCAGAAAATGATACGTGAAGAGGTTGGTGTTGTTTTCGGGGCTTCTAATGCAGAATTGAACTTGACAGGCTCTGACGCTACAAGTGGTCGTGAAACCTCTGAAACACAGGAACGATATGACCTCTATAAGGGAATCTTCCCTACCATTCAGAACTTGGAAAACTTTTGGAATTTGCGAATATTACCATTCCGTTATGGAGATGGCTATGAATTCAAGTACGATCAGCAGAACACTGACGCTAAGAAGATCCGTGAAGCAGGTGAGAAACTGCAGACAGGATTGTTTAGTGTTAATGAAATCCGAACTAAGGATTTGGGTGAAGATCCTTATCCCGACGATCAATTTAACAAGCCGAATGGTGCTCAAAACAATCTGACACAGAATCCATTGGCTATGATGGGTGGCGATCAGCAAGGGGGCTTGATGTGATAATTCAACCTATGACAAGACAGGAAGAAGCAGAACTCGTTGCTCCTTTTAAGAATGACTTGGTACTTCTCTTTAATGAAATGAAGAGAGAGATATTGCAGGGCTTGAAGAACGCTAAGACACCACAGGAAGCCTTAGATGTTATTACCATCTTGGAAGAGCCTTATGAGGAGGAAGACTAATGGCAGGATTTCGTCTTACTTTAAAGAAGTTGGCTAAAAAATATGGGGTTGACATCAAGGGTGCGACCTATGCACAGGTAGTGCAGGAAATCGTGCAGGACAATGTTGCTCGTGCTTCTAAGAAGATGGGTGACTTGTCCAATCGTCGTATGAAGAAAGCCTTTGCAGACAGTATTGAAAATGGTATAGTAGATCTTCCTGCTTATGCCATTCCGAATGTAACAGTCCGCAAGGGTGCTGATGATGGTAAAATGATCACAGATACTCTGCGTGATACTCTTACTCGGGGTCTTAGACAGGCGATACTTGAGAATCCGAATGATACTGAAAAGGCTATTGCTCAAATGCAACAATCTGTCAAAGACACGTTCAACACTTACACTACATCTCACGCAAAAATGATAGCAGTAACAGAGGTCAGATCCTCTGTTGACCTGTCTAAGGCAGAGTATGTCAAAGAGTTGATTGCTCGCAATCCGAACAGACTTCGTGTTACTAAGAAATGGATACACCACGATCACCTCGTGAAGATCCCACGACCGACACACAAGGCTATTGATGGTGAGAAAGTCCTCTTTGATCAGCCATTTTCTATTGGACTGATGTATCCACACGATCCTAGTGCTCCTGCTTCAGAGGTGATAGGTTGTCAGTGTGGTTATCAAGTTGAAGTTGAGGAGATGGCAATTAATGAAGCGTGGAAATCGTTATACCAAAAATTGAGAATATATAAGGCTTATAAAGTTGGAACTCGCAGGCAGAGGGCTGATGGCTACATCTACGAGAAGCAGAATGATGGCTCTTGGTTGAGGGTCAAGGAGCAGGAAAATGGACTACACGGAGAACAGGGAACAGATAATCAAGGACAATCCGCAGGTGGACAGGGAGATAGTGGAGGAATTCCTCGACAGTCCGACCTACAAGGTGTGGATATCGGGTTACGAGGGTCAGCCAATACAGGGAACGATCCAACAATTCGTAGCGTCGGGAATAAGGCTATGGAGCGATGGGTTGCTCTAGACGATTTCCGCACTAAATTTGGTGAAGATCCTATTCGTATCTACGACAATAATATAGTGGAAACTAGAAACAAAGAACTTTTCTTGAATCAGTTTAAGAAATTACGTGCTGAAAATGAGAAAGGATTGAGAGTTTCAAGTCGTGGAATGCACGATCCCGATTTGAAAGATGCTCGATATTTTATGACACCCGATGGCAGTTATACCTGTGCAGTTACTAAGAAAGGTGTATTGACTGCAGTTTGTTCTACTGCTCATAAGGGAGATTACAATTTCACAGAGAAAGGAACTTTTAAAGATCTCCTCGACACTGCTATTCAGAATGGTGTGCGAAAATGTGATTGTGTCGGTGCAGATCTTGTCAAACTCTACACCAACCCTGCATTGGGTTTTGGTTTTAAGGTAGTAGGACAGTCAAAATGGAATCCCGAATATTGGAACACAGAAGACGCAGAGGGTAATAACGAAACTGATCCGAAAAAACTCTTCCCCGACGAGAATGGTGAGCCGAGTTACTACTATTTGGCTCGTACTGATGAAAATCCCGAAATACAAGATGTTTCAGATTGGACACAGGAAGATATCGAGAAGTTGCAGGACAGTTTCGCACAGAAATCTCCTGTTGAAAAGGCTTCGGCTTCTATCAATCCTGCTACAGGTAAGCCATATCAGATAGGTGAAACTAAAGTCAGACCCGATGGATCGAAGTGGGTCAAGACAGGTACGTTCTCTTGGGCAAAAGCAGGAACGAAAGACGCTGAAGAAGCCCAAAAGAAGACTGATTCTGATGGTGATGGAAAGGCAGAAAAGAAAGAGGTTGAGGGTCAGTCTAGTAAAGACGCTGAAGATATTTTGAGTGTTTATGGTGAGAAAGGTCTTTATCAGTTGACTAAGGCAGGAATGTATAATTTGCTCCTCACTCACGGAGTAGACGACCCAAAATCTATGAAGTGGGCTGAAAAAGTTGAAAAAGTAAAAGAGATCGTTAAGGAACTCCAAGAGGGTAATGGTACTAAGATTAAGACAGAGGGTAAGCAGGAATTTACTGAAGAAGATTATCACATTTTGCACAATAGTGATCTTATGGGTGACGCTTCTAGTCTTGAGAATAGTGTTCTCCACACTCGTAATGGTGATGTAACTTTGAAATTTACTGAAGATGGTGGTCTTACCGATCAGACTTACGATGAACTTATGCAGAAAGTAGACCCAATAGAGGGTGGACATTGGGGTAGTGCTGAAACTACGAATGGTACTGCACTTGCAGTGGCTCTCGTCAATGCTCCCGATTGGAAACCTATTAATGAAATGAAGAATGGACAGTTAGCAAAATACGATCAGCAGTTGTCTGATGGTATGTATGCACAGTCATTGATAAGAGGTATTGGTCTTCGTAAATTTGCACAGGAGAAACTCAAGCATCCCGATATGAGCAGGGAGAGAATTCCGAATTTCTATCGTGGTATGACTATTGATGCTTCTCAATATGAACAGTTACTTGCAGGAGAAATTGATACAATCGAACTTACAGGTTGTACTGCCATTACTTCGTTTGAAGATGTTGCAGACCATTATGCGTCTTCGTCTTGGACACGATCTTTCGGGGCAGGAAGACGTTCTATTAAACTCGTCATTGAACGTGATGATTATATGGACAATTCTATTGGTATGTTCCACCCGAATCATAAAGGATATGCACACGGAAATCAGAACATTGGTTTTGAACTTCTCACAGGAAGTCCGTCTTTCTATGTTAAGTCAGTGCAGAGGGGTGGAGATTTTGACATAGATAAGTCTGCAGACGTTATGATGAATCATTACGATGATAGTGAAAAGACTAAAAAAGAATATGACTTAGTTAAAGATGTTGATGGTGCTTCTATTTACGATCCTAAGAATTATCTAAAATATATAGTCAGAGATGCGGATGGTAATGTAGTTATATCGGCTAGTCAGTATTATAATTTTGTACGAAATAGATCAAGATTAAAATCTAAACTATTAGTACAGGATCTTAATAAAAAGATTATTGATTGGGAGAAGCAGTATTATAAAGAACATATAAAAGATTTCTTTAGTAAAGTGAAGAATGGACAAGTTGATCACGCAAATAATCGGAATTTGAGATTAGAATGGAACAATGAATTAGAAAAAGCGTGGGAATCTTCAGATCTTTATAAGGAATATAAGGCTTGGTCAGATTATAACCCTTTCATTGATACTGTAGATATAGATAGATCTGATCTCCCCGACGAAGCAGAGCGAGCAAAGATTGACAGTTACTATAACAGTGATGAATATGTGAAGCGAGAAGCCAAAGATTATCTTATTGATCCTACTTCAACTTTGAATATCAATTGGAGAGGTGGATTCCAAGAACAGTTTAATCGATGGCGAGAAGCCCAAAATTCTAAGAAAGGTACTCTTACTATGAAGATGTTCCTCGACAAGAGAAAGCCTTTGGAGAAGTCTTATAAAACACAAGTTGACAAGACTGAAAAGGAATACAAGGATTTTGACGATTTCTACAAGTGGCGAAATCAAATAATACAGGGTCTTCCTCAAGCAAGAGAGCGAATTGCTTCTGAAATCAAGCAGAAATATAATCTTACTGATGATGAAATGAATAGTGTGGTTGGTAGATATGACGATGGTCAAATACGTGGCTTTTATGCGTATGGTGTACCAAATAGGCTTCCCGAACAAGAAAGACAGGAACTGAAAGATTATCTCCGAAAAATCGATTATAGTGAGCCTAGACTTACCAATTATGGTATTGATTATCATCGTGGTTATGGTGAATATTTTGATCCTATTGATAACCCATATATTTCTGATGAATTAAAGAAATCTCCTTATTTTACTAAAAATGAGGAATATTCTGATAGTCGATATAAGCAGTTGGCTAATATGCGTCAGAACTATGAAAATGCGAAGCGTGAAAATGAGATAATTGCTAAGTATGATATTTATAATACTCCTAAGAGTGAAATACAGACTAAATATGATGAATCACAGAACAGATATAATGACATTAAAGGTGAGCAGAATAGGTATTTAGCAAATAAGTGGATGGAGAGTGTTGGTTGGGATTCGCAGAATTTGACTTCTGACCAAAGTGCAGTCATAGACTTTCTTAATAGAGGTAGTACTCGTTATATGACATTTGAACAAAGACAGTCTTATGATGAACTTAGAGATAAAATTAGAAATTCAGACAAGGCATTTCAGAAAATTGAAGAGAAGTTAAAAGAAGAGGGTGCTCTCAATGGTGAATTGGTGCAGGCGGTGAATATTTATCGTGAATATGGTGATAAATTGGCTGATATGCACAAATCTTCTAGACCTTTGGAAGTACACGTAGTGTGCGGTCGTGGTAAAAAATCTATGACTGCAGGAGCAGACGATCAGTTGGAGGAAGATAATGGCAGTGATCAATGATGATGGACAGGGATTGCTTGATCCTATAATGAGATGTGGAGATCTTCTCTATTGTCAGCAGTCCGATGGTGAATACACAATCTGCGAGAAAGGTATTGGAATAGTACAAACTCTCGGATACGACGAGCCTAGTGAAGAGTTTGAAAAAGGACTTGAAGAATTGGGCTTTATTAATGTCTAATTATTTCGTGTATACTTAAACATAGAGCAATTAGGAGCATCCCCTTTCATTACCACCCTCCCACCTGTAATGATTCGCTCCTAGTTGCTCTTTGGAGTTTTTTATGGATTTTAACAACATTTCACCTATTGACAGTAGGTATCAAGAGGAAGCAAAACCTCTGCACGATTATTTTACAGAAGAAGCCAACATTAGATATATGCTCGGAGTGGAATTGGCTCTCCTTTGTGAGCATTGTAAGCGACACGAAATTCGTCAGCCTGTTTCTATTAAAGTTAAGGCACAAGATGTCTATGAAGAAGAGCAGAAAACACATCATCAAGTCAAAGCCTTAGTAAATCTGATACAGAAGCAAGTGCCCGACCAAGCAAAGCCTTTTGTTCATCTCGGGGTGACTAGCAGTGACATTTGTGATACTGCTATTAGAATGGCGATCTATGATGCTATGCAAGATGTGATCTTGCCTAAGTTGCAGTCTTTGGAGAATGCTCTTGTTACAAAGATGTTAAAATATCGACACACAGAGCAGATCGGTCGAACACACGGACAATATGCTATCCCTATGACTATGGGTTGGTGGTGGGCTGGATATGTCAGCCGAATTGGTCGTGCTATAAGGAAGATTGATGCATCTATTCCTCGTGCAGGTCAGATGTCGGGTGCAGTAGGCACATATAGTGCATTATCTTATATTTATCCCGACCCTGTGGAATTTTCAAAATCAGTGCTCCACAGGTTGCAGATGGCTAAGGCTGAATATTCTTCACAGATTATTCCTGCAGACAGTATGGTACGCTTCCTTTCGGAAGTGAATATCTGTTTTGGTGTCCTTGCAAATCTTGCAGACGATATCCGAAACCTGCAACGTTCTGAAATAGGAGAGGTGAGAGAGGTTTTCACTGATAAGCAGGTCGGCTCTTCTACTATGCCACAGAAGCGAAATCCGTGGAACTGTGAGCACGTTAAATCTCTTTGGAAAGAATATATGCCACGCTACATCACATTCAATATGGATCTGATTTCCGAACATCAGAGAGATCTCACCAATAGTGCTTCTTCTCGTTTTATTCCCGAGTATCTGACAGGTTTCTATCTTGCAGTAAGCAGAGCTTGCGACATAGTAGAGGGTTTGCAGGTCAATGAAGACAAGATGGCAGAACGAACACAGACAGGAACTGCTGAAAAGGCTTATATCCTGCTCGCTCTTTCGGGAACATATGACGCACACGAAGCAGTCAGACGATTGACCATTATAGCAGAGAAGAATAATGTGGATTTTGAAACCGCTCTTATGCAGTCCGATTGGTGGGAACGTGTCAGAGATCGTTGGTACGACATTCCTGCCGACCCGACACAGAAAATTATAGATGGTCTTGCAGACAAATACAAAAAAGATTACTAAAATACTTGACAGAAGACACAAGATGTGTTATAATGGAAAGTATGAAAAGAATAGATGTTTTGAAAGGTATTGAACAGATTCTCGTTCAAAAGGCTTATGAAAAAGGTCATATCAGCCATCGCAAGGATGGCGATTGGCAAAAGACTGATGATGGGTGGGTGCGTGTAGAGAGTAGTCCTACTCAATCTGCTCCACAGGCACAAGAGCCTGCTCCTGCCGAAAATACTGAATATGGTGAGATCACCGAAGAAGATCTTATTGAAGAAACCCCTGTTAAAAACAAATTGTCTAAAGAAGAAAAATCAAATATTAACAATAAATTGTATGATGTAATTGATTTTTATAGCCAAGACGACAAAAAATTGTTTGGTGTAAGAAGAGGTCGTGATAAGATGGATGGCTCTCCGTTTATATCGTATGATTGGAAGACAGATAAGATTTTGCCTGCAGATAAAGACAAATTTGACAAGGTAGTGCGTCACTATATGGACAAAGCAGGTGTTGAAGACACACCACTAAATTACAAACAGGCATATAACACTATTAAAGGTATGGCTATAAACAATCATATGCTCAAAAGGACAAATCACCCACTTGATACTGTTGATAAATCCTATCGTGATATGAGATCCACTCCTACCATTAAGAATATGGGGTTCTAAAGTGAAAAAGATTTCCATTCATACAAGACAATCGGATGCTTCTCTCGTTGAAAAATCAGTAGATGGAGTGAAGCATCGTTACGTATGCGGAATTGCTAGTGGTACTCGTATCGATCAGCACGGAGAACGTCTTACCCAACACTGTATTGACAGTATTGTAAGACAGTGTAATGAGGGTGATATCCTGCTCTATGCTGACGTTCACGGAGTTAAGGCTAGTGAAGATATAGGAATTCTTACAGATTTCCACCTCGATGAAAAGGGTGATTGGATCGTAGAATTCCGCTTATATGATGAGAGTGATAACGTAGATACGAAATCTCTCGAAACTGCCGACAAACTTTGGAAGCAGTTGAATGGATTCCCACCTTACAGAAAGCCACGTCGCAAGGGCTTCTCAATTGAGGGTTATGTTCCCGATGAAAACGGAATGGTGGAGAAAAAAGAGAATTTCGGAATTATCGACGATATAGTTTTAGAGGGAGTGGTAGTAGTACCCGAGCCTGCTTATCAAGATTCTGTTATTCACGCAGTTTATAAGGCTCTTGGTGAAACTCCCGAATGGACAAAACGCAAGACTATCCGTGAGCAGTTGTGCGATGGTGATGATCCTTGTGACATCAACCCCGACACTCTGCAGGCAGTCTTGCTCCCGACATTGCAGGCGGTAGTAACAGACCTGCAAGACGCAGATCCTCAAGACCTTGAGGTGGAAATAAGATCGGTTTTAGGAGAATACTCTGACCTTATGGTTGAGTATATTAAAAATAATCAAGCCCTCTTTGTACAGGGGTCTTCTACCGATGTGGCAAGTCCATATTCGGCTTCACGTGGTACTGATAAGATCATTACCAATCTGAAGATTGAAATCTCAAAGTGGGCAAACTTACAAGGAGTGGCAAAATGAAAAAAACCACACAGGCAAGGGTAAATAAATCCCTCACACCCGAAGAGAAGGCTATTCTTGGAAATATTCGTTCTCTTCTTGAACAGTTGGATTCAGAGGAAATCTCTGAAGATATGGATGCTCCTGCTACAGACGAAGTAATGGCTTCGGCAGACGAAGAAGAAATCGGCACAGAAGTTGTTGACGAAGAGGAAGAAGTAGAAAAATGCGACAATCCGCTCGTAAAGAAATCTACTACTCCCGACGAAGTAGCCAACAATGACGCTGAAGAACGTCTTACTGCAGAAGACACAGATACTGAAAAGGCTCTTGCAGTCCTTAAGACTATTCTCTCTAAGGGAGAAGTTAAGAAGTCTAAGACAGTACAGAAATCTGCAGATTACGCTCGCCTTGAGGGTAAGGTAGACGCTCTTACTTCCGCAGTTGAAAGTATGATTGAGGGATTCGGATTGGTTAAGACACCTGCTCCTGTAAATAAGAGCAGTCAGATCCTTAACCGATTGGAACAGATTGTAAATAAGAGTGCACAGAACGCACAGAGAGAGGGAGATCTTTCTGACGTACTCACATCACTCTTTACTAAGTAAATAAGGAGAAACCAAAATGAAAGGTTTAATCGATCAGTACAACGCTTTGGGTGCTCAGCGTAAGACACTTATTCAGAAAGCACTCACTTCACAGGCAGGCTCGGGAGAAGCACTTATCCCCGAGAAACTTGAGAAAATCATCACTAACACAGTGGTAAGACTTTCTCCCGAAATGGCAGTAATTCAGCCCGAATTTGACAATCAGAAACTTCACAGTTTTAACCGCTTGACAAAGTTACCTCGTGCAGGTGGCTTTATGGGTGAGGGTGCTACTACACCTACATCACAGGGATCATACGAACGTGCTTCTGTAGAACTTAAGATCCTCCGCAGAAAGGGTGCAGTTACTAACTTCCTGCAGGATTCTTCTAAGAAGTTTATTGACGCTTCTACTGCAGAAATGGAAAACCACTTGCAGGCACACGTATACGACATTATCAATGCCCTCAAATTCGGTAATGCAGGCTCTAACAAATACAGTTTCGATGGTTTGGATAAGATCATCAAGACAAACCGTGTTAACGAAGCACGTGGTGGTGTAGTGCCTACAGACCTCTCATTCCTTGATGATATGATCGACGCTAATATCCGCAAGAATGGTGCAGGACACAACAAGGTTTTGATGATGTCACCCGAAATGCAGTCACTCGTTTCTCGTCTTCTTACAAATGTTCGCCTTATGCAGGGTAACGCAGGTACTCTCGGACACGTAGAAATCAATGGTGGTTGGAGATTGGCTACATACCGTGATATTCCGATCCTCCCTGTTGCAGATATGGGTGGTAACGATGTTGTTATCGGTACAGTTACTCTCGACAAGACAGGTGCAGGTACTGTTCCTGCAGGTGACTACTTCTTCCAAGTATCAGCCATCACTCTTGATGGTGAAACACTTGCAAGTACAGAAGTTACAGACACTTGGGCAGATTCTGCTCACAGTGCTAAACTTCAGTGGACTGCAGTTGAAAATGCTTCTTACTACAAGATCTATTGTTCAAAGACTACAGAAACTGAAAAACTCGTAGCAGTAATTCCTGCTTGTACATACGATGGAACAGGTACTTATGTTTCAGATGTTACAGGTGTTGAGATTACTACAGACCCATCAGTAAAGAACCCTACACTCAAATTGGTTGCTAGTGGCACATTTACTGACCCTAACATCACTGCTTCAGTAACAGACGCTATGGCAAACGACCTGCCACTCGTGGCTACAGGTGGTGTTGCTCCCGAAACTGTTATGCTTTGGGATTTGGACAAATATCAAGGTCTTGGTAAAGTACCTTACACCAACGCAGGCGGTGACAAATTTGGTGGCTTAGTAACAATGACACCACTTGCCATCACAGACGACAACATTCCATTTATGGTTAAGTCTTACCTCGCACTTTGTGACGCTTTCGAAGCCACATCGTTTATGCACAGAGGACTTCGTACAAAATAATGGCACTTGTTACACGCAGGGAATTGGTTGCCATCAAAAAAGAGGTAGCCATTCCCCAAATAGAGGTCAGAGAAGAGCAAAAAGAGGAGCGTGACGAAACCTTATGGCGAATGCATCACCCCGATAGCACACCCTCTGACCTTATTAATACAGAGTTTGATTACAATGGTTACCACGTGGAAATAAAAGATGGTGTAGCCCTTATTCCGCAATGGTTGGTAGCAGATTTTTTAGGTATGGGTTACACCAAAGGAAGAAAAAATGGAACAGAAACTTTCGGATACACTTGTTAAGGCTATCGACCGATCAAATCCAATGATGCAGAATTTACAGTTGGCATCACGTTTTAACGCTCTTGTGGATTCACAGGGTGGAGATCTTGAAGACAATCACGAAACTATCATCGACGTATCAACATATACAGAGCCTGTAGAGGTTACACCTACAGAGGGCAAAGACGGAATGAAGAAGAATACTATTACTCTTTCCAATATGCCTGCAGTAGAAACCACAAAGCAGGCTACTATTGACGTATCGACCTATGACCCTGCCAACAAACCTGTTATCACACCTACCGCAGGCAAGCAGTCAATGGCTGAAGTAGAAATCACTTTGAATAACATTCCTAGTGGTGGTGGTGTTACTGCTTACGCTTGGAAAGTTGGTAATAGGTACAATTATTATGACTTCTCCGTAGCACCCGATGAAGCACCTAACCCAAAGGCTATTGCTGTAAGTTCAACAACAGGGGTTATAAGTGTAGCTCCACAGGGTACTATAGCCAATTACGAAAAAGTGTCTGATACACAATTCTCGGGATGGGGAAACACTTACACTCGTGACGCAACACAAGATTTTACACTTTGGAGTTAAAAATGGATTGGTTACCTGCTCTTGTAGAAAAGGCTTCTTCTCTTTATGGGGTGATTATCCTGCTTATCATTATGATAGTGGGATACATCTTGCTTCGTACAGGTAAGTTGCAGATTAAGACTAAAGCAGTACAGTTGGGTAAGGCTGACATCGAGGAAAACGAGCGAAAGATTATGCGTCAACAGATGTCTTTCTTACACGTTTCTGCAGAGGGTCTTACTACAGACTTTACTATGAATTGTGGCGACGTGTGGCGAGCCAAATACGTCATTTCCAAGATGTGTGACGTGCTCGAAGAAGCCATACTCTACAATCACATCATTCGTGGTGATGAAAAATACGTGGCTATCAAGCAGAAACTTGTGTTCAATGCAGTATTGAAGAGAATGGAAGATCCTTACTTTTCTAGCGAAGAATTTAAGGAACTCTGTGACAAATTCACTCGGGATATGCTCACAGAATTTATTAACATACGTGAAGTTTATAAGGGATAGTAATGTGTGGAAAAAGGTTATTAATATTGTTATTGTTAATATTCTTCTCATTACCATTGCACTCGCAGGAATCCAATCCTACAGAGTCCACTCCCTTACAATCGCAAATACAAGCCTTTCCGAATCTGTGGCTCGATATCGATCTGACCTTGAACTTGCTCGAAGAACAAACGACCGATATGCAGACACTTACCGACAAGCAAAAGATACAAATACAGAACTTGGAGAATGCTTATCAGAGCACGTATCTACTCTATCTCAACTCCGAGAACAATTGCAAACAGTTAGAGCAATCTTTGACCGAATGCAATCAATCATTGAAAATATGGAAGACTGTGGCGATATCGACATCGGTGACTACAGTCATACTGATAGTGGGGGTAATAATTAAATGCACGCTGAAGTAAGAGAACTTTTAGAGCAGTATGAACTCAATAATACCCACTTGGTAGTGAAATCGGGCACAGTAGCCGACGGAAAGTTGGTCTGTGACCCGAATGGTATTCACGTAGGTGACAATACGCAGTATGGCAAGATCACTGATATAGATTTTGATGTGATTACTTGCGAAGACCCAATAGAAGCAAGTCCATTGAAAGTACAAGTTTACGATTATGTGACAGATGCTTTCATAGACAAGACTTTTGAGAAACAGGTAAAGCCGATAGTACTCCGCTACGCTCCTTTGGAAGTGACAGAATGTGAGGAACAGGTACGATCACAGGCAGGCAGAATTTACTTCTCACATCGTGGCATAGTAGACATCTTGGAAATAGAGGGTAACATTATCCGCATTGACAAGGAGATGGGATATGCAGATGGTGATTTCCGTGAATACGTAAAAGTAAAATACACCTATGGTGGAGAATTTGCAGATGTGCATAGGGCTTGTGTTCTGCTCACTGCTTCATTTGTTTTGGGCTTTATCGGCTCTAGTACAGGTGGTGGCTCACTGAACGTACAGGGCTATGGCAGAAATTATGGTGCTCGTGGCAAGTATCACGACGTAAGACAGGAATTTGATCGCAATGCTTATCAACTCCTGCAGAAATACGTGGTAGGCATAGTATGAGAACTGATTTGGAAAGACGACAGGCTTTAGTAGATGTCCGCAACACTGTGAGGGAATGGGGTCAGAAATTAGACTTCTTCCTGCGACAGGAAAAGGATCTTGAGAGAGGATCACTCGGTACTACTATCAAGAAATCTATAAAGTCTTTTCAAGTGAGTGCTTATCCTATACAGGTCAATCCCGATGAAAAGGCATTGACAAAAGCAGGATTGTCTGAGAGTTGTTCTGCGATGATTTACACTTCATCGTTAGAATGGGTAGATTTGGGTATGTTGGATCTCGAAGACTTAATACTCGACGAATTCGACGTTTCTAGAATGACAGTAGCCTTAGATGGCAAGGAGATGAAAGTAGCACAGGTTGGATTTGCCAATCGTATCAATAACATTCCGACCTATGTGACTTTCGCATTGAAATGACCTATAGCCAAAACGTAAAGGCAGTACAAGCCCGAATTAAAAGACTTCCTCGCATTTATAAAGACAAGATAGAGAGTATGCGTAAGCGTGACGCTAACGATTTTATTGCATATTGGAGATCGGGTCTGCTCAATAATGAGTTTAAACTTACTCCGCTTGCTGACAGTACGATAGCACGTAAGATCCGCTTGGCTTATGCGAAGCCCCAAAATCCTCTCTATGGCTTAGGATTTGAGGGTGCTCATACTTATATCAAGGGTATGAGGATCTTCCGCACAAAAGAGGGGTATGTGGTACGAATGACAGGAAAACACCACGATTCCAAGATTGACAATCACGGACTTTTGCTCATACACGAATATGGTTGTACTTATAAAGATGGTCACAGACTTCCTGCTCGACCTGCTATGCACGAAGCCTATAAACGTGTATTAAAGGATATTAAGAAAAGAGATAGTGCTATGACACGCAGTATAAACAGATATTTGAGGAGTGGCGAATGGAAAGATTAATTGCTCCGCTCACTTCTCTTGCTGAAGTGGACACAGAATTTGAAGTTACTCTCTGCGAAATAGAAGATTACACAGGTAATCTCCCTGCTAGTCTTCAGATCTCTATTCCTGCAGGGTCATACGGAAAGCGTATCCATTTTATAGCAAAAGACGATGGTGAAGCCACAGATATAGCATTTAACGCACACTCTTTCAGATTGCCTGTGCCGATCCTTGAAAAGGAGAAGCAGGCTAAATATGCAGTAGATGTTGATGGTGAATTGATCGAAGTGCCGATAGCAGAATTCGATACTGTTACTATTCCATATAGACCATTTGAATACTTTGATATCGTGGTGATGTCAGATAGTGCTGATACTCTCATAGTGAACAACATTCGAGCAGTAACAGACGAACTCCCACAGGACATACTTCGAGGATTCTTAGATGTAGAACTCCCACACTATCCTCTCGGTGATGTTTCCGTAAAGCAGGGAGATCGCAAGATACGTCTTCCCGACATCACTAATGTGGTAGAGGGTGCAGTGCTTCTCATTAACGGATACCGACATCAGATTAAAGGACTTGTCGGAGATTTGGCTACTTTGGAAGACACTGAAGACGGAGAACGGATCTTGGAAGATTTCGATGGTGAATGCTTCATTGATACACCTATTAGGATCGGCTATTACGACCAAGACGTGAAATTGCCATCTGTGGTGCTTTGGTTTACTTCACCTACTCCCGACCTTAGAGCCATTCGACGTGAGGAATACAGGGTATTTGGCAATTACGCTTATATCAAGGAGCGTACACAATTTGAAGAGTGGACAGTCCGCTTGGAAATCGTGGGTGGAAGCCCCGAAATGGTACAGGCAGTAGCGACCTATGTGCGAAGATTCTTGGAAAAGAACAGGCTTTGGATAAATGGCAAGAGATTCACCTTTGAGTGGACTGATAGTGCCATTGATACAGAGCCATCTAGTTATTTGGATATTCAGCCCTCTGTGGCTTACAATATTAAAATCAGTTTGCAGGAGGAATACTTATGGCAGACAATAGTAAAGGGATCGGGGAAACTAAGAAAAGTAGAACCTATGCCAAAAATTTAGCCACTCAACCTAGAGAATTTAAGATTGGTGGCAAGTGGTACAAGTGGAACGCTTGCGGTACAGAGGGTGATACACTTGATGTAACAAATGTCAATCTCGGAGATTTTGCTAAATACTTCGAAATAAAGGAGAAATAAAATGAGAAGACTTGGTGTTTATGGTGCTAATCTTCCCACCAAAAAGGAAAGATCGGTAGAGCCTGCAGATTTCTCTGTAGCAGGACTTATCGGATATTTTGACAGACAATACAACAAACCATATCAGTTGAGATCTGATATTGAGGGTAAGGCTATCTTCGGAGATCAGACCAACAAAAATGCTTATGGTTGGGATTGTCTTAACGGATTCTTTGCTAACCTCAAAGGTGCTTCGGGATCTGTTTTCGTTCTCTCTCCTGTAGGGGCAGGTGCAGTGCAGGCTAGTTTGGCTCTGAAGAATGGCGACAGTGAAGACATTCTTACTGTAAAGGCTTCTTATCAAGGCGAAGACGAATATGGTATTTTTGCCAATCGTACAGGGGTTGCAGTAGAACAGGGTGCTTACTTTGAAACTGCTATCTCTGCTTATGCTTCTAAGGTCTTTACTGTAGACAGTTGTGCAGGACTTCACGTGGGTGACATAGTATGTGCTCGTTACGTGGGAAGCAGTACAGGTACTGACACATTCACTACAGTAGTGGCTCTTTCAGAAAGTGCAAAGACTGTAGAAGTAGCCGACGCAGTGACTATGGGTGATATCGCAGACTACGTACTGCAGGGTATTGGTTTCAAACTCAAGACATACCGCAAATCTCTTACAGGTATCATATCAGAAGTGGACAAGACACTCGGTGAAGTTTGGTGTACTCTCAATACTAACGATCCCGATCATTTCGTATCGCAGGTATTTGAGCAGTCTTCTTATATCAAGGTAGTGGTTAACACTTCGGCTACTACTGTGGACAAGATACTTCCTGTTACTGCAGTGTTGGCTTACCTTTCGGGTGGTACTACAGGTACAATGCCTGCTAATGTAAATGCTTGGAAACCTTATTTCAACACATTTGACACATTGCCTGTCAGAATGCTTGCTCTTTGCGAAACTGCAAACGATCAGATACAGTCAGCATTAGAGCAGTATTGTCGCAATCGTGAGGACAATCCGATTGCAGTGCTCGTTGTACAGTATGGACTTGCTACAAAGCAGTCTATGATAAATACAGGAAACTTCTTTCAGAGATCTGATGAAGTGGATGCTCTTGTTGTCGGCAATTGGCTTGGTGTACCGAATCCTTTCAGTACATCTCCTGTTGCCCCCGATCGTGAAATTCCTTGTGTAGGTCACGTAATGGGTGAATGGATTTACTCCATCGAACAGAATGGTATTCACTCTTCTCCTGCTCGTAAGAATTGTGCACTTGCAGGTGTGAATTCAGTAATCGGATACACTGCTGACAAAGACGAAGATCGTACAGATCTTGCAGACGCAGGAATCAATGTGATTCAGAAAATGAAAGGCAAAGGTTTCATACTCCGCAATGCTTTCACCCCATCTACCGCAGTGGAATTCCGCTACTCGAACGCAGTGATTGAACGCAACTTCATCAAGGTTTCTTGTGTTGATTCTCTGCAGGATAGTGAGAATACACCTAACACTATTGCCAATGTCCGTGAAGATAGAATGGCAGTATTGCAGTTTATGAACAAACTTTGGAGATCGGGCAGTAATGGCTCTACCAAAGAGGGTGAAACCTTTGGACAGTATGAGAAAGACGATGGATCTCTCTCAACTACCCAAGACGCATTTGAGGTTATTGCTGACGCTTCAAACAACAGTGTTGCTACACTGCAGGCAGGTGAACGCAATATCGACATATGGTTTATGTTCCCTGCTCCTGCAGGCTCTATAAAGGTAGGTGTTGGTCTTATCTACAAGACCATCGCTTAACAAGAAAGGTATTTTCCTTGCACTCGGAGAAATGAGGTGGGGCTAGACCCTTACCGATACCTCTAGAACGCAAGGAAGATACTCTCCTTGCAAAAGGAAATATATTGGAGGATTATTATGCAAAACGGATCTATGGCAGGAAAAATCAGAGTGCTTTACGATGGCGAAGAAATAGAGGGTCTGACCCGATTTGGAGAAGTACCGCTCGAAAATGGTACTATTGACGTACCTACTTTCAATCGTGTCCGCAAGGTGCAGTCGGGTGTAACTACTATGCCCGAAGTACAGTTGTCGTACGAAACTCGTCGCAACACCAAGACAAGGAAGTTTTTTAAAGACTTCTTCCATAACAAGGAAAAGCACGACGTTACTATCATCAGATGTGACGCAGATGGTACAGAATACGACAGAGAACTTTGGTCGCAGGTAGAATGCAACAGATTCTCTGAAAACGAATTCGACGCAGGAAGCCCAACTTATGCTTCTATCAACGTTACCCTGCTTCCATACGATATCACACCTGTAAACTAAGTTTCATATTAAAGGAGAAGTCATATGAAATTACCTGTTAGAATTGAAGTAGACGGAGAACAGATTGAAGATGTTGAACTCCGTGAAATGTCGGGTGCAGACATTGCAGAAGTTAAGAAGATCGGCTCGAATGGAGATATGTATTCGGCTTTCCTCGCTTTTGCAGTGTGTGCTACTCGTAGTCTTGGGGATATAGGAGAAAAGTCTATTATCCGTGAAGCGTATAAGAACGCTACATTCGATACAGTCTATGCAGTAGCAGTATCGGGTATGGCTCTCACACGTGGCATAGACCGCATTGAGGGTCGATACAAATGCAAGTGTGGTAACATAGTAGACCATACAGGCGAATTCGCAGATCCACTTCCTAGTTATGACCCTGTGGACAACACAGATGTGTCATTCTCCTGCAGTCGTATAGAAATCTACAATAGTAAGACGCAGGAAGTAGTCTTCTCGGCTGAAAAACTGCTTATGAGAAGACCGACAGTAAAGGATCTCATAAAAGCATTCCACAAGTTTCCCGACGACGAAACACAAATGCAGTTTGAGGTGTACAGGGAATGCATTAAACAAGTAGACGATAAGGACATCTCTGACAAAGACAGAGTTGCCTATGGAGATATGATCTTCCGAAAGATGTCATTCAGTGATCTGAAGTCGCTCTCGGAAGCCCTGTCGCTTCCTTATGGAAAGACAGAATGTGTATGTATGAAATGTAAACGAAGATGGTCGGCAGAATTAGATCTGACGAATTTTTTCGATTACGAAGCGGACTAGATGGCATAGTACCGCTCAAGTACATATTTAGTGCCATAGACATCAGTGAAGAGTGGCTACTTATGGAAGCATTGCATATGAGCAGTGTCACATTTACTGACGCACAGTTTTTCTTACAGTTGTCGTGGCGATTGTTTGAAAAAGTTAGAAAAGCCACAGAAGAGAAAGGAGATAAATAAATGGAAGACGAAGCAAGGTTTCCCTTTGACGTGAAGAAATTTCAGAAAGCAGTCGACGCTATGAACAAATCCATCTCTTCTATGGGCGACAAAATGGACAAATTCGGCAAAACTATGAGTAGCAGTGTATCAAAGGGAATAATGAATGCCACTGCGAAAATAGGTTTACTTGTCAAAGGCTTCAAATCTGTGATGAAGAATATGCCCGAAATCGGACAGGCTTTCAAGATCGCAGGCGATATTATGAGTAAAGAATTCTTCTTCCCGATTCGGCAACAGATTATGCCATATCTGCAGAAGATGTTGGATTGGGTGAGAGATCATCGTGCTCTCTTTGCAAAATGGGGGCAGGCAGTAGCCGACGTGCTGAAAACTGTAATAGACGTAGGTAAGACCCTATGGAAAACTTTCAAAGATGTAGTTACTCTTCTCACCGATAGCCTGCAGAGAGGACTTGGCACTAGTTTCAAGTCTTTAGACGAATTCATATCTGTCCTGCAGGTCAAGATTTCATTTGTGACCCTGCTCTTGGGTGACGCTATTGAAGCAATGTTTGAAAAGATCGCTCCTACTTTTGAGTATGTCATAGAGAAAGGGGCTGAAATATTGAGTTTCTTTACAGATCTCCTCTCCTCTTGGACTTCCTTGAATAAAGATGGTGCTAGTCTTGGCACAGTCTTGAACAAACTTTACAGTGTATTTGATAAGATAGTACACATTATAGGTGATTCTCTTGGGGCTTTCTTTGAGGGTCTTACTCAACCATTGAAGAATTTAATGACACCACTCGATCGTATCTTAGATTCGTTTGACAGACTGCTCTCAATCTTTGGTGACGACAATAGCGGAATAAAAGGTGCTTTCAAGTGGCTCGGCAATTTCGTGGGTGGGCAGTTGATGGCAGGAATGTACGGATTGGCTATTGCAGTAGACACATTGGTGTTGGGAATTCAGACGCTTGCACAAAGTGGATTATTGATAAAAGATCTTATCACAGGCAATTGGACTGCTCTCGGTAATGATTGGGAGAAAATGAAAGATATCTATAAGGGTTATGGAGATCGTACAAAGAACAATGCTCTCGGTGCTTGGGAAGAATTTAAAGGCTCATTCACAGGCGGTGAGAGTATACAAGATGGTATAGTCACCAAAGATGGTAAGGTTGTGCATCTCGATCCCGAAGACAATGTTTATGCTTTCAAAGGCTCTATGGGTGGAATTACTGCTCCTATGAGTATGGTCTTCAATGTGACAGTGACAGAGGGTAACGCACAGGCAGTGGGTCAAAAACTCGGATCGGCAATCCACAAATCTTTTGTAGATCGTATTAAAGAGCAACAGATGGCAGGGGGTTGGTAATGAATCTTACGTGGTTTATATTTGACCTTACGAATAAGCAACTCATCACTTCTAGCACTATTCCACAGGGTGAAATCAGTGACAGTAAAGACGTGATTTTCACAGAAACACCGATACTCGGTAACAATTTTGCTCCTGTGAGTGCAGGTGCTAACGGAAACCGAAAAATCTCTATGCAGATCCCGATCATCAATCGTGGATATGAGGGAAACATTGGTATAGTTGAGCAGTTTAATCTCCTGCGAAACAAATCTAGAGGTTTCTTGGGGCTGAAACGCAAGAATCAATGGGCAAACAATCCGAAAGTTTTGTATTATTGGGGTGTAGGCAGTGTACCACTCGAATACTATGTTACTAAGTGCAACATTCAGCATACTGCCAATATGGTAAATGAACTTGGACTTCCACAACACAGTGTGATATCACTTGAACTGACACTAGACGAAACTTCGAAACTCTACAAAGTGGAAGAGGTTTACAGAGATATCACTTCAGTATTAGGGTCAGCACAGACTGCTTGGCAAGGACAGAGAGGTTACTTATGAGATATTTTGATGTTCCCGACGTTACATTTAAGAATGCTCTCGGCAGGTCAGTTAAAATTAAAGATCTGCTTCCTGTTCCTGCTCATTCAGATAACAGTGTGGTGCTCGCTATTGCCAAAGACGACGAACTCGACGAAATTGCTACTAGAACTGATATCTATGGTGAGGGTTATGAAGCCAAAGCCTACGCTATCTTTGCTGAAAATATTGAAGAACTGACACAGAATGACTTTGATATGAACAGATTGAAGAAATTGAGGTTACCATCGTGATAAAGCAATTTGATGAATTTTGGTGGCAGATAAAATCCTCTGATATGGGTGTAGACGTTATCACCGACGACAGAATTATACAGGCAACGGTCACTGAAAGTATGGGTGAGATGGATACCTGCACGATTTCTATACTTGATCCTAATGTGCTTTATTCTCGTATGTTCAGAAACGGAGTAGAATTTGAATTTGATTGGGGAACTCTTGCAGACAAGAGGGGTGCTATCAAATTCCTAGTAAACTCTCCTAGTGGCTCGGGTGACGCTAATGGACAGGTAATCTTCAATATGCGTGGACAGGCTCTCGGTGATGAGGGTACAAATCGCAAATATTATAATGTCGGTACTAAGGGAACAATAGTTTTGCAGACTTTAGTACGAATGGGAATAGCCGACGCAGAAATTGATTTCGAGCGAATGTCTGAAGTAGTTAACAATGACAACAAGATTGCTCAATATGAGAGTGATTTCCGATTCTTGGCTCGGCTTGCAGACGAATGGAGATGTGTTTTCCGTATCGGAGTTACTAAAGCAGGCACGAAATGTGCAGTATTCTGTGAGCCTGCAAAACTCTCCTACAAACTCTTTCAGAAGAAGATAGTCCTCACTTCCTGCCATCTCGAATATGGTGGGGGTCTTGCTAATGTTATTAATTATAGTTGGCAGGACACTTCTCTTGACGCTTCACAGGGAAGTGCAGTAAATGTGCGTTATGTGAACGGAGTACCACAGTATTACCGCTATATTGCTAAAGACGAACAGGTTATTACCTATCGTTTGAACGAAGAAGCAATTCAAGCCGAATGGGAAGCACAGGACACTATCGAAGATAAGAGCGAATTTGTTAAGAATATTATGAAAGTCAAGACCTTTAAAGAGGTCGAACGCTTCTTTATACAGGACACTATCACTACTGCTCCGCAGGGGTCGGGATTGACGATAAAAGTGCATATGTTCGGAGATATCAATGTCACTGCAGGACAGGTGGCTACATTCGGACAGGGCTTCCCCGACAGATTGGGTGCAAAAGATCGCACGTGGTACATAAAGAGTGTGACCCACTCTATGGGAACTTCGGGCTATTTCTGTGATTTGGAAATAGTTGACGCTTATGTGTTCTCACCTACAGGACAGAAGTTATGAACGAATACGAAGCATTAAGAGAAGTAATAGCACGAGCAACACGATATGATAGGACTTATCTCGCTAAAGTGCTTGTAGACCTTGATCCCGAAAGTAAGGGTCGTGTACAGATTGCTATTCCCGATCTTGGAATTCTTACTCCTGCAGAGGGTGTATGGGCTGACGTTGAGCAACCTATCGGGGTGAACGTTTCTCCGAAAGCAGGAGATTGGGTGGCAGTATATTTTCTCGGTGGAGATCCGTCGAAGCCTTGTGTCAGAGGTCGGACATCTATCGTCAAGGATAATCTTCCGAATAATGGAAATCGGAAGCAGGTTTTCTATGAAGACGATAGCACGAAGATCTATTACGATGAAGCCAAGCAGGAACTTTCCATCGACACTAAATATAAAGTGAATGTGAAATGCAGTGACGCTACTGTGGAAAGTAGTGGCAATATAGAACTTAAGGGCAGTAAGTTTACTGCTCTCGGACACCTTGAGGTGACTTGACAAAAGAGGTATTTTTCTTGCACTTTCGGGGCATAGGTAAGGCTAAACCCTTACCGCATATCGGAGAGTGCAACGGAAATACTCTCCTTGTTAAAGGAAACGTATTTGGAGGATATATGAAAAATATCGCAGTGCAGGGTTGCCAACTCGATTGTACTTTTGCACAAATTACGACTTCTCCTAAAACAAGTGTGAAGTGCGATGGGAAGGCAACCTACGCAGGCGATTTAGATATACAGATCTCGGGTTATAGTGGACAAGGGATCACAGGTGGTAGTGGGCAAGGTACTTTACAACCTATCTCACAATATGTTAAAATAGAGGGAGAAAAAGTAGTGCTTGAGGGCGATAAAGTAACAATTCCTGTAACAGGTACTACTAGTGGTGGCGGTACTGCTACTGTTTCTGTGACAGTTACCATTACTGACGCAGGACAAAGCGTGGTACAAGGAGAATGATATGGACATCGATCATTTCTTTTATTATGGACAGACCGAGCAGAAGACTGAAATACAGGGTGATGTGGAACTCTGTCTGCTTACTCCTCATCGCACAATGTTCTATATGAGATCTTATGGATCTGAAATTTCGGAATACGAGAATAAACCTGTATCAGAGATCTCCAAGATGTTGCTCCGCTACAACATAGTCAAGGCTATTGCCAATTTCAACACCTTTACTACTACAGGGGCAAGAGGTTACAGAGATCGCAGGGTGCTCACATCTCAAAAGGAAATAGAAGTTTCTGCCAATGGGCAGAATATTGATATACAGGTAGGCTATTTGCCTATGTATGACACTAATAATCGGGGTCAGTTAGACCTCTCACTTGGAGGTATCTAATGAATAATCCTATACAGTACACATCACGAACTTTTCAGACCATTTTGGCTGACATCAATTCCGATAAGGAACTTGCTGATAAGCCCGAATGGTTTAAGCGTATGATCGCAGGTATTGGTGATGTAATGAGTATGTGTCTTGACGCTCAAGCCAATAACAGTTATCTCGAAACTGCTTTTACTCGTGACGCAGTAAAGAAACTCTGTCAGTTGATAGGATATACACTTGGAGTACGCACTACTAGCAGTGGAAAACTCAAATTCTATCTTTCAGACACGACAGTTTTCCCGATTACTGTTCTTGCTAAAGACTTGTGTGCGGTCTATGGTCGGGTATCATCAATGAGATTTGAATCTCGATCAGATGTTACACTTAATGCAGTTACTACCACCCTTGCAGGAACAAGTGTCGGAGATCATATCACTGTAACTGATCCAATACCTTTTGAAACTTATGATAAAGTCTATGTTACAGGCGGACTGACAGGTTATTACTACTTGAAAATAGATGGATCTAATATCTATTTTGCAAATTCTGTAGAAGATATTGATCTTGAGAGATGGGTCACAGTAATAACAGGATCTTACACATTCAAACTCTACACCATCACTGTACAGTGTTATCAGCAGGAGCAGAAAGACGCAGTAACAATCGGCAGTAGTGATGGAAATACTGCTTGGCAGACATTTATTCTTCCCGACGCAGACGTTTTGCAGGATACTTTGGTTATTACCATCAATGACGAAGTTTGGACAAGGGTTGACGATTTCTCTGAAAGTGTGGCAACTTCCAAGCATTACAGGCTTGATTTCAATAACGATGGAACTTCAAAGATTGTCTTTGGAAATGGTGTTTATGGTGCAATTCCCGAGAATTTCCCGATTTACGCACAGTACGCAGTAGGTGGTGGAGCAAACACCAATATCAACACACTTAATGTGATTAATGTTTATTCGGGTGGAGCAGAGAAAATTGAGGGTGTTACCAACAGTACAACATTCAATGGTGGCTCTGACGCAGAGAGTATGGAAAGTGCCAAAATTCTTGCTCCTGCTTCACTCAAGACCCGAGATCGATTTGTTACTGTAGACGATGGACTGACACTTATTTATCGTACAGGACTTTCTTCAATTGCTTACATTTGGTCGAACTATTACGGATCTCTCTCCTGCAAAGTCAATTGTGTTGCTCGTGGTGGTGGTAATCTTTCAGCCGATAACAAAGATTATATTCAGCAGTATCTGATAGACAGATCTGTTTTGGGTAGTCTTGATGTCCGTGTGGTAGATACAGTGTTTGTGACAGTAGACCTTAGTGTTGATGTTTCACTCAACATAGGTTACACTTTGGTACAGGTAGAGCCTTATATACAAATTTGTTGCAAACTCTTCTTTACTGAATGCGGAAAAGAAATCGTTGATATGTACACAAGCAGTGGGCTTGAAAAGGCAATACAACTCATTAATTCGATTTTTTCAGTTTCATTTGAAACTTCGGATTCGCAGATTTATAATATGCTTGAATATCTCACAAAGATAGGTTATCGTAAATTTGGTGAAACTATTCACGAAAGCAATTTGGTGGCTATGATCTCAAATTGTGTAGAGGGAATCAATCACCTCGTAGTAGGAAATATCTTCCCGATTTCGGTTGCTAGGGATCAGATCACTACTGCAGGTACATATACCATAGGAGAAATCTAATGCAAAAACTGTTACCAATTCCGACAATAGAACATATTCCGCAGTATGATAGAGCAGAGCCTTTGTGTAACAAGATGGACAAGATCTTTCTTGAGGTGCAGGGTGATATAATCGAACTTAAAAATATACTTGATCCATTTGCTTGCCCTGCTCGTGTGCTTGATGTCTTTGCTAGATTTCTCAACGCAAACTGTAAAACTACTGATTCTGAAGATATTAAACGTCACCGAATTTGGAATGCTATTGCAGATAATAAACTGTTTGGTACGTGGGAACAGACAAAGCGTTATATAGACGACATTTGTGGTGGTGACGCTAAATTAGTTTTCACTATGCCCGACGACATTTGGATGCTCTGTGGCGATAATGGAACAGTAGACAATCTTGCAAAATCTACTTGGGCAGTGTTTGGTGTTAATGAAGAATCAGCCCAAGAAAACAAGTATGGTATATTACTTGAGGGTACAGGAGCACTTTGGCAGAAAGGTGTTTATGGTATAGATGTAGACAATGACCACCTTACACAGAAAGAAATTGATATCTTATATGAAACTTTATTCCCTACTACTCCTGTCGGTATGACTATAGCAGTAGGTTACATAGATGGTGAATTTACACCTTATTTCACATTAGGAGAAACATTATGACACATTTTAATCACGAATGGGATGGAAGCCCTGCAATTCCCGAAGCAGTTGGAGATCGCTATTATGCACAGGATCTCAATGACGATTTTAATTATCTCAAGCACTTACCTTACGAAGTTTTCTTGCAGGGAAGATCTCGTGGTGTAATGATAGCCCCAAGTGACACTTGGGATAACGACACCAATAGTCTTACATTGTCGGGTGGTTTTGGGGTGATCTTACAGGATAATCTCTGTGTTGATCCCGACGAAGATTTTGTTGTGCCACCGATCACTAAATCTTCTCCTCGATATGAACGTGTTCCGCTTGTAGACACTACATTGATTTTACCTAATGATAGTGCAACACATTATATAGTGGCTACTCCGACAAAACGTTCATTGTTGCAGAGAATAAAAACTGTTTTATCAGAATCATATGCTTCTCGTATACGATATGATGGAGTAATTACCATTCAAGACATTGCTCCAACCGCAGGACAGATTTTGATAGGCTTGTGTCACAATAAAGAATACTGTCTTCTTATTGACAATGATATAAATCAATGCAAAGAAAACATAATACTTCATAAATGGTTTGGGCAGAATAAACTAATAAATGGATTCGTAACAGTTTTACAAACATATTACGACACATTAATTTCTTCCATCTCAACTAGTGTAATTATTACTATTAAAAATGATAGTGGTGTTGATGGAATTGTGTTTAATAAAAGTTTAATAACGATCAATGAAGTAGGAGAAGTAAGTGCTAAAGGTATAGGGTTAACATCTTGTACTTTAAACAATTGTACTATAAACATTTCTAATATATATAACAATCAATCTAGAGGTTTTGTGAGTTGTACTCTTAACAATTGTATTATTAATTTTACAACCAATACATCGGGAATATTTTTGTCGGGATGTACACTTAATAATTGTATTATTAATGTAGACACAATCAATACTTATCTCACATCTAATAGTGATTGTAATAATTGTAAGTTTAACATAAAAACGTCAAATGCTAGCATTTTAGGTGGTGGAAATATAATTGGTTGTATTATAAGCGTTGAATCTGCAAATGCAGGTTACATATTAGCAGGTTCAATTAGTAACAACATTTCTAATTGTACTATTATGGTAAAAACAGTAAATGGTGGGGGTGTAGTAACCAATGTTTATGCTCGAATTTGTAATTGTTATTTCTATATAGACACTATCAACTCTACTCCATCATATTCGGGTGCATTTGAGGGAGGTTATTTTTTAAATTGTGCTTTCTGTGTAGAAACCCTTAAAGGGGGAATATTTATAGACGCAGGAAGATACCAAGATTGTGCTATAAAGGTCGTAAATAGTACAGGGGGTACTACTATCTACAATTCTACATCAATATGGTTACATCTAGTCCACGCTGAACTCCCCTCTGTTCCTACATTAAATAATATATGGGGAAAAGCAGTTGTTGTTAATGAAACTACAGTTAAGAGTTTGTAATTGAATGTTTTGCATACTTCATAAGTTTCTTTACTCTTCTTTCTACCGCCTGTCGAAACTTTGCACAGTGCATTTCGTGTAAGCCTGTGCAAAGTCTACCGCAGACACAGATAATTGGGTGTTCTTGGCTGACTTGCTCTTCGGCTTGTTTTCGGATTTCGGCTTCTGTCATATTTCTCTCCAATGGCTTCTGCAAGGAGTAGTGATATCAGTAAGCACTAGATTCGGATTCTCCTTGCAGTGATATCGATGAATATTCATTTTCTCGGATTTAATAAGGTTGCCACAGTTGGCACAACACTTGAGTTTGCGTCTTACTTCAGCAATATCCGAAATAGAGCAGGCAATGACTTGTCTTGCACTTTCATTCCACGCTCTCTCGGCTAGATTTTTAATTACTGTCATTACAGTGTCATTGGGTAATGTTTCGTGTTGCAGGGTATCACCCCACCATTCTTGGAATGTCATTTTTCTACCTCCTATTTTTAGTATACAGATTAACGGATCGGATTACCCTGTATACTTATGTTTGTACTTTGGTGTTTTGGGATTTCTACAGATCTATGTGGATGCAAAACCTAAAGGTGTGAAATCTAGAGTTGCGAAATTCGTTGGGGCAGGTTTTGAGTTATCCCCTTTTGAAGCCCCGATTTATCAGCAAGCAGAAGAATCCGAAGAGATCTTTAGTTTCTGTTATAGCACACTTTTGGGGATTTCGTATTTCCATTGGATATATGAATTATTAACAAAGGAGTTAAAGATGTCTAAAGTAGACGAATTGGAAAAGGAAGCAGAAGATTATGCTGAACAATGTTATGGGTGGACTAATAACGATTTGGCATTAGATGTTGCAGAAGCAACTTATATTGCAAGTGCAGAGCCAAGAGAAAAGCGAATTGCAGAACTTGAACAACAGATAGAGAAAATGAAGTGTTGTGAGAATTGTGAAGTTTTTTATGATGATACTTGGCATACTAAGGCTTGTGATAATTGTAAAAATCTATGTAATTGGCAATTAAAGGAGTAGCAGAATGTTCTATATAAGAAAGTTAGATTTTGCTATGCTCTATCGTGCTCGGAACAAATTCCACCCGAAAGACATACAAGCCGAAAAGGATTTCCGCAGGCGGAATCCCGAATGCCCACAGATCCTCAACGCTCCCACCTATAAAGAAGCCCTTGAACTCAATCGACAACTCTTCTTCTATTTGTGATTAATCAAATCCCTGCTCACGAATACTAAAAAGCAGGAGGTCTGAAATGACTTATTCAAAGAAACAACTATTACAGGGATTGCGATATCAACTCGCTCACGACACAGAAAAAGCCAAAAAGGCTTTGATCTTGATTTACAACAATCAAACACAGGCGGAACAGTCAGCACTGCAGACTGTAGAATTCAACGGAGTGGGATTTACTTCTCTCGACGCTGAAATTCTCTCTAGTATCTCGGCTTTCTATTTAAACCACAAATTTGTTACTCCTCGTCAACTTGCTATCGTTAAGCGTCTTGTTCCGAAATACGCAGGACAAGTGCTTGCTTCTTCTATAGAAAGAGGTCTGATTGTACAAATCTCACCTCGTCGTTGGGAAATACTTGACAGAGAGCCAAAGGTGTGATATAATGAAAATATGTTGAGGATTTTGCAAATACTTGACAAAATGGCACATTGTGTGTTATAATTTTTATAGAAATGGTGCGAAGACACCAAAGGAGATCATTATGAAAGGTTACATTAAAAGACTTGCACAGGACATCGAGAAGATTAAAGACAAGAAAGGTCGTCTTGATGAATTCTTTGCTTATCGTGCTTTCAAAGAATGCGATGGTAAGCAGGTGGAATTGCTTCACAAATAACAGGAAATTATGGAGCAGTTAATTGCGGTAATGGAAGAAAGATTCAAGTATGAATTGGAACTCCATCCACAGTT